GGATATTAACGAATGGTACAAAAACTAAAATTAGATTAAGTTATACCGAATCAACACCACAATCAACACCACAATCAACACCACAATCAACACCACAATCAACACCACAATCATCGACAAATAAAGAGGTTATAACATTATATTTTAATTATGATATTAGTAAATTAAAATATGTCAGTCAATATGATGCTACAACAAAAAAAACATATTTAATAGATTTACAAAAAAATATAGAAATAGGAGATGGACAAAATAGCGAAAACGCCGCAATGATAGCATCTGCCATGGTAAATGATGAACTGCAAGGTGGTGGATTACAAATAACAAACAATTCCGTTGTTGGAGGTATAGATGAATTAAATAAGATAATACCTATACAAGTACCGCCAAATGGATTGATTGATGACAAATATTTTATGTTGTATTATAATAAGAATTTTATACCTATACCTTGTAAAGAGTTTGATTGTTGGCATAACAGGACGTATATGGGAACAGCAAATAGAAAAATAAATTTATATACAAATATTGTTATTAACCCAACATTAATGAATCAATATATGATGTCTTTTCCACATAACGCGTGTTATGATCGAAAAGAGCAATATGTTATGAAAAATAATATTCCTATTTATGATGCTTCTGGAAAAATTGTTGTAACATTTCCTGGTAATTTAAACAAATTAAAAGAAATAGACGCAATTATGAATTGTGATTTATTTAATAAAAATTTTATTATTTTACTAGATTCACCAATAGTAGATAGTCAAGGTAGAATTCCTGTAGCAAATCCTTTAGCAAATCCTTTAGCAAATCCTGTAATTGCTCATTTAGTAGACAGCCACGGACAAGGTAACGGATTGAGTCAAGCAACAGATATAGGTGCATTATCAGAAGCTGTTAAGAAAAAAATAAATGAGTGTATTAAAGATATTAAAACAACTTTACCACTAAACGAATATATAGATCAAGCATTAGAGGCTTTATCGAAGTGTAATATATTTGTTGAAAAAAGTGGTGGATCGCGTAAAAAGAGAAAAAATAAACAAAAATCACACAAAAAAAAATATAATGTTAAATATATGAGTAAAAGACATTTAAGAAAATCTAGACGTTCGAGAAGGCGTAAACAAAGAGGTGGTCAATTTGATGCGGCTCAATATGTAAGTAATTTATATGGAAATAATATTACAGAACAAGATTCTCATTTAGTAAATGGTGCCTTACAACCTAGTCCATCTGGAATTATGACTGCTAACACATATCAAGGTGGTGCCCGTAAATCCCGTAAAAGATGTTCCCGTAAAGGTGGTTCGTTGGGATTTGTAGAAGCAAATATTGTTCCTGCTACTTTATTTGCTACCACTATGTTGTATGGAAGAAATAATAAATCTAAAAATAACATAAAAACGAAAAGGAGAAAAACCTATAGTAGCAATCGTTAATTATATTTAGAAATAGTAACAATTAATATTAAATGAATGCGAATGATTTAGTATTCTCAACAAATGAGAATAACATAATGAGTGCTGGATTTAATATTAATTCTCTACTTTTGAAAGAACAAATAAATGTAAATTTAGAAAATTATATGATTCCAATTGGTTTATCGTGTAAAGAAAAAGAAAAAGAAAAAGAAAATATTAACGATACTTATAGTTCAAAAGTGATCGATTCTGATTTATATGATAGATTGGTTGAATATGCCACCCAACCATTAAATAAAAGAAAATCTCAAAAAAGTAAACCAAAGAAAAATAATAAAACAAAAAAAGGTCATTAATTATACTTTGCTCCAATTATTATAATTAAATGGAGAAACTAATATTTGTGGAAGTCTTTTCTTCCAAAATTCAACTTGTTCTTCCATTTCTATATCGTGTTTAGTTAAAGGATATGGTGTTGTTGTAGCCATTAATTCTTCTTCTTCTGGTGTCATTCTTGGTTTGATTCCAAAACAATTTACACCAAAACGAACATTTGGATTTGCGATGTATCCTCCATTGATTCCAGGTCTTCCGCAGTCGTGTTCGTGTCCAGGAATTGTTTGTAAATTCTTATACGTTTCTGCTTGGGTTGGGAATAAAGCCATTTGTCCATCCGACCATCCATAATTACACCATTCAGCACCTTTATTATATGCTTTTTCTAATTCACTATAATTTGCTAATCTAGAATCATATGCTTTACATAATGTTTGTGCTTCATCGTAATTATAATAGTTACCTGGTATATTAAATACTTGAGGTGAATTCAATATACGTAGTGATGGAGAAGGTTTAGTTTCCAAATCTACATTAATTTGTGGATGATCAGAAAAAGGGTTTATAATTTGTGTATATGTAGAGAAATTCAAAACATTTAGTAAATTTGTATGAAACAAAAAAGAAACAAATAAAATAATAAAAATAAGAAATATAATTATAAATACAATATTTATATCCATATTTGAATTAGAAGAAGATAATTGTTTTGTTTCAATATTATTATTTGTATTATTATTTTCTGACATAAAATTAGATGATTGTTTGCCTAAACCAATAAAAACAAATATATAAAATACGATACATATTGTAATAATGATTAAAACAATTTGATTAGTAAAAATGTTGTATAAAAAATCAAAAATTGTTTTTGGAATGATTAATAAATCATAAATAATATCCATAAATTATATATTTATTATTTCATAGAGTGTATTCGATAATTGCTGTACTCATTGAAAAAGAATTAATTTTCTTGTTTTCTATAGAAAAAACAATATGCATTGGGTGTAATTAATTTATTCAAATCGGTTATTTCACTAACAGTTGTATCATTAAAACAAAACCATTTATTTTTTATTTTTATAAATGAATAATAATGACCCCCTAATATTCCGCCGTGATGATTGCAAATAGCATATAAATCATAAATATAAGGACTATTAGAATAACCAATAATATATTTAGATAAATCAAGTTCAGTAATAGGAAATGTGATTAATATTTGATTTTTATTATTAAAATTAATTGGGTTAAACCGTTTTATATCAATAACCAATACTCTAGGGAAAGACCAATAGACAATTTGTTTTTTAATTATTTGTTTTAGTCCAGTTTTTTCATTAAACCAAGCGTTTTCACCTTCTAAGATTTCTCCACTTACGAATAAATCGAAACAATCTAATAATGTAGGATTTTTTATTTGTGGAATAGGTAAATTAATAATTGTAAATGGTTCAGGTGAATTACTTAATATTTCACCAAAATTCTCTTCTTCTAAAGAAATAATTTGAGATACATGAATTCCATAAAATAAATCATAAATTTCAGAATATTCTTTTTGAAAAATTTTTTTTATTTTTTCAAAACATTGAATTGCTAATGTATCTGTTTCTGTTTTTGGTTTTCCAGTAATATGTACAGATACTTCTCTACTTATCGCTGAATGAAAGCAATCAATTAAGAATAAAAAAAATTCACTAGAATCATTTTGTGAATAATCACTAAATTCTTCTCTATTTTTCTTCTTGGAAACATATTGTAATTGTTTAATAAATCTTTGTGGAGAAATAATACAATTTTGTGACCACATTAATTTTCGTAGATTATCCCATTCTATTAAAATTAATGAATCAAATGGATTATTATTTAATTTTGATTTATAATTTCCATCTAAAAAATTATTTAATTCTTTTGTATGAGATAAAATTTGAATGCAAGAATTAATAAAACAAGTATTTCCTAAATTAGTTAAACCAGATAATCCACGTAATTCTTTATTTCTTGTTTGCATTATTATTAGAATACTATTTACATTTAAACATTTTATTAATATTTAATATATATGTCTCGTAGATCATTAACCTTAACTGATAATGAAAGATTTTTATTGAATCATTATACTAATATTTATAATGATCAATTGAAAGCAATCGATTTAATGTATCTCGAATTAAAAGAAACAAGAGATATTATTGATTTTATAACAAAAGTAGATGAAAGACCTAGAGGACCAACAACACCAACAAATACACCTTTGAACGATAATACAATTAGAATATCTCGAAATATTATCCCCGATACAAATACAAATACAAATACAAATACAAATACAAATACAAATACAAATACAAATACAAATACAAATACAAACACAAACACAAACACAAATGAAAATACAAACAATAGAAATAGATCTACCTCAACCGCTGTATACAGATGGGATTATTATATTCCAATTGATGATTTAGTGGATGTAGCCGTTTCGCCAACCCAAGAAGAAATAACAAATAATACAAGAAATGTTATATTTAATAATGTAATGAGTCCATTAAATACTTCTTGTCCAATTACATTGGAACGTTTCGAAGATAATACAGAATGTACACAAATCATTGGTTGTGGACATTTATTTAATCGCGATGGATTAACCCAATGGTTAAGAGGAAATGTAAGATGTCCTATTTGTAGATATGATATAAGGAATAGAAATGAAAGTAGTGAAGAACCAATGAGTGATTTATCATTTAATATTTTATCTGAACAATTATTAAATACATTATTTAATACTAGAAGAAGAAATAGAAGATAGAGAATGCTAAATATTAATTATCCCAAGTAACTGATTTTCTTTTTCTTTTCACTGTTTTATTTTTACTCTTTTTCTTCTTTTTTTGTTTATCATCTGTATCAGTTAAATTATCAGAAAGAATAGGTATTGGTTCTTCTTCTTCAATATCATTAAATAAACTCATACTAATTCCCATTATATTATACAAACTTTTTAGAAGTGTTTTTTTTACGATAAAAAAATAATAATTGTAATATATAATTATTATTTAATTATTATTTAATTCGAACCAAAATAGTGGGTCATCATATTATTATTTTCTTTACTATTATTTGTTTCTCTTAAAAATTCATCAAATAATAATACTTTAATTTCTTTATTTTTTAATGCTTCAATTTTCATTTGATATTTTTCATCATCTTCGATTTCTTTTCTTAGTTTCAAACATTCTTTATTAAAATTATTTAATTTTGTTTTTTTATTTTGTTTCATCCAAATTTTTTCTAATACTAAAGCAAATAATTGTTGAACAGGTTTCATTATTTGATTTGTTATGTAATGTGAATAGTCTATTTTTAGACAACGTTCTAAAATAAATTGAGGTGTCTCTATTTTTTCTCCTTGTAATGCACTTTTATTATTATTATGAATATAAATATATGGTATTCTATCACCTGATTGAGGTTTATTTCCAGGTTCTCTTTGTGTGATTCTATCAGCCAATACTTTATGAGCAATTTGTTGAGGATTTTTATATCCAGATCTCAATGATTTGCTAATTATAAATTTCGAAATAGGAAATTTTTTGTCAATAATATTTCTCAACGATGTTCTCAAAAATTGGATAGCTTCTTCGATATTTTGTTTTTTCATTAGAATATCAATAATTCCTCCATACACATCCTTTACTATCGGAGCATTATCTCTTCTCTTTAATACAATACCCATTTCTTTTCTTTTACATTTCTCTACATCTGTCTCATACAACATTCCTACATATCGTTTCTTAGATAATAAACAAAATGGCATAAATGTCTTTTCATATTCCAAATCGTGAGGTTGTTTTAAGAAAGAAGAAGCTAAATGTCCAGCTTCTTGTGCTAATTCAATTGTGATTTCCAATGCTTTTTTCCCTCTTATCTGTTCACCTTCAGGTGTTTGTAAGTTAAATGTAAAGAACACTGAATCTGTATTATGTACAATAATATCACCTATACCCGCCGCAAAATGATGATTATCTGTTGTCAAATCATATACAAAACCTGTATATTCTAAATCAACTTTAGATACAATTTTATTATTATCTATTTCATAATTAGACATTCTTGAATGATGTCTAACATTATAATCAATCGTTAATGAGCAATCTATTTCTATCGTCACCTCAAAATTAAATATTTGTGTAACACAAATATATATTTCATTAATTAGTTCTTGATTATAATCAAACTGAAAGTAATTATTATTTATTTTCATTCCAATAATTTTAATTGTTTCATTCGTAATTACATATTGTGTTCTTTCATTTAACCAATTTTTTAGAATTTGTAATTTTATATTTTTATCATAATATTCTTTAAAGAATGGAATTGTATTTATCCAATCCATTGTGTTTTGATATATATTTAATTTATGATGCATCAATTCTGTTCCAATTTGTACTTCATTCGGTGTAACTTCTGTTCCATCTACACGTAATAATGAATGATCATCGGTTACATCTACTAATCCATTATAAGTCATTATACGAACCATTTTTTTATTAGGTGATAATTGATGTCGAATAATATTTTGTATAAGTGTCCATCCTTTATCGCTCCACGTATAGATTGGATTTTCAAATACATAATATTCTTTATCTTGTCTTCCGGGCTCTTTACATTGTTTCCATTTACTATTACCGAATTTGTGAATGAGTTCATCAATTCTTATAATTTCTACAATAGGTGTTCCAAAAGAATTAATATAAGAAATATATATAGGTGTGTAATTTGCTACACTATCACCATAAATATATTCTGCTTTAGTTAATACGGGACCGTGATGTAGTGTATTACATATTTTATTTCCATAACATTTTTCAATCACTTTTTTTGCATATGTAAGTAACATTCTTCCAACTGCTGTAGTTGACGCAGCACAATCTTTTTCATAGAAAGAACTTGTTTTAGCTCCACATTGACCATATAATGAATTTGCTGTCAATTTATATCCTAGTTGCCTTTTATCCAATATATTTTTCATAAAATTATCTGTTTGTAATGGAATTAATTTTCGGGTTGATTTTCTAGCGAGTAATAATTCTTCCAAGATAGAAGGCATAATTGCTCTCGACCCATTTTTTGCTTGAGCAAATCGACACGTTTTAACACCCGTCTTTATTTTTTCAGCAGCACTACTTGCCGTTTTTCTCTCATATGTAAACACATCAAACGTAATATCTACATATTCATATTCTGCAAGATTATCATATTCCATATTACCAAATATATTTATCAATTCACCATTTAAATTATATTCTTTTGTCCAAACTTTACTATCGTGAGAAATATTTTCACTCATCATTGATGATGGATATAGAGAAGCATAATCCACACACGCTACTGGATTATCCATATATAAATCACATTTTGGTTCTAATACAATTGCTCCTTCAAATCCTTCTTGATCAAATGATTTTTCAATAACTGGAATGAGCGTTTCTTTTTCTCTACATTTTTTTGCCACATAACTCATTAATTTAATTCCTTGACCTCTTAAAATGATAAAATTAATAGGAACAGAACAAATACTCGCCATTTCCGATATCCCAGTCCATACATCTACTTTATTCATTAAATAATGAACTAGATTACAATCTTGAATACAATATTTTGCAATAATCGCTCTATCATCAGCCGTTCCATTTGTCAACCGAAATATATCTTTTGGGGTTACATCATCTTTGGCTAAACACCATCTTAATTTTTTATATTCTGTTTGAATAATTTCTCTTTGGATTGTAAAGGTTGAATCTTCCATTTGTAGAGAAAGAATTATGAATTTTTCTCCATTATTATAATAATCAATAGAATGACCTATTTCTTCGAAATGAATATAACTCCCCACCAATAATCCAGTCATATTTGTTGTTTGAATCGTAGTTATATTATTTTCTATATCATACGTTTTATTCAAAACAAAATCCCCTATAAAATGACCTGCAACAAAATCCAATTTATAAGAAGATAAATTCTCTTCTCTTCGAAAGAAATTATATAAATCAATTTGAATTCTTCCATTCATTTTTATATATTTCAAATCGTGTTGACCACTCGCAATATGAATACTTGTTTCTTCTATTTCATATTTTCCATCTTTATTTGTTCCACACGTCTCATTGATTATTTTCGATAATTTTAAAAATTCAGGAACGCACAGATTTTCTTGTGCACGACGAAACATAAACTCATAATCAAACCCAAATATATTATATCCAATAATAATATCAGGATTTTCTCGTTGAATTAAATTCGTCCAAGCAACCAATACTTCTGCCTCTGTAGAATAACTTTCAATCTCTACATCTTTCACACTAGAACACGTATTTAAAACAACACAATGATTTTTATAAGGTTGTTTTTCTCCCAACATCATAAAAGTTGAACCAATAAAGGTAACCTTATCACCTTCTAAACTAGGAAAATAATTACCTAATGAATCTGTTAATTCGCTTATTTTTAATGATCTATCTATTTTTTTCTGAAATAAATCCAACACTTTTGTTTTCTTATAATTCAATTGTGTTTTATAAAATACATTCTCTACTTCATCTTCCTCTACCTTATTCATTTTTTCAAATAATTCTTCTATTTTTAATGTATTTCTTACTTCTTCAATTGATTCATCTCTTAGAAAAGAATGTATCCATTTATCAAATCTTTTTAGAATAAATTCTCTTGTCACTATAACTTTTGGATAAACAATATCAATCGTATTATATATACTAATAAATCCAAAAGCATTCAAAATTATATTTCTTAGCATTTCTTCCGTTGGAATACATTTCTCTACTTCAAAATATTCTACCATTTGAGAAGCCAATTTTTTATATGATTTAATAGGCAACGGAAAATCACCGTGGCTACTACTCGCTTCTATATCAAAACTACATATTTTTAATGGAATGTGAGTTTCTTTATTATTACACGAAATAATAGATTTCCATCCAATTTCATACTCTTTTACACAAGACGTTGTATTCGAAGAAGGTAATAATTGTGTTTTAGAGAAAGTTATCCATCCAGAAGGACTTATATTTTTAATATGAAATAATCTTAATAGAGGTGGAATATTTGCTTCATATAAATATAAATTATCATCTTCAAACGTAATTCCATTTTCATATAATCTTTTTGAATAAGGATCATACCATAGATTTTTACATTTATTAAATGATAACATACTATTGAATTTTAATTCAATGAATTTATATTTTTTTCCGGCATCAAAACCATACAACTTTTTTTTTTTTAACAATTTACAATCATCAATTGAATTTTGATAATATTTTCCTATTCTTGATTTTATATAATTTAAAAACCTAATTTTTGTATCTTTTGTCCATGTATCTCCCACTTTTATATAAAAGTAAGGTTTGAAATCTTTCACTGTAATTGAACAAGATTGTTTATTTTCATTATATCCAAACATTTGAATAATAAATTGTGTTTGATCAATATATTGATTCTCCTCTTCTTCTTCTTCATTATTTTCATTATTCACTCTAAAATCATATAATCTGACAAAGATATCTTCAGCTTCCATCTTATAGAGAAAGTGGTCGTATTTTTAATTTGATATCCATTATATTATGGATAATTTATTCAATTTTTTAAGTATCAATACATTACTGAAAATATTTCCCCATAACCACTACATAATTTATAAAATAGATTTTTATTGTCTTTAAATATATGCGTCAATATAACCTGTTCAGTCCATATATTATTTTTATCTATTAATTTTTCCAAATAATCTTTATATAAATCTGTAAATTTATTAATTATATTTTTATGTAAAATAAATGTTCCACTAATATGATGATAATAATTATTTTTGTTAACTAATTCTTCACTATATGGATCACTCGAACTATATATGAATTTATCCTTGGGTAAACTATTTAATTTATTTATATTTGGAAATGGTATCGTTGGACACACCGTTTCTCTATAAGTGCATAATCCTGCGTCTACCCAACAAAAAAAATCTGTCAAAAATGGATTCAAATCAAATGCTTTTTTAATTAAAAATATTTTTTCATTCCATATTAAATTAAGTTCTACAGAAGGACAATGTAGAGAATGTGTTTTTATTTTATCTTTGTATTTATATGTATTAAAATCACTAATATTATATTCAACAAAATATGTGGGTAATCCTTCTCTATATTTTTTTATCAATTCTATTGTTTCTTTATCTGAAAAAAATACATATGGACAATTTATCCTTAATGAATTTTTAAACCAATTATTATATTTGGTTCCGTGTTTATTATCTACTACCCAATATGCAGCCATATTTATATATATTAGAATAAATTGTCTGAAATACAATAGTTCTTTTAGTTAAAGATTTGTCGATTTTCTTTTGGATGATTTTCTTTTGGATGATTTTCTTTTGGTCGATTTTCTTTTGGATGATTTTCTTTTGGATGATTTTCTTTTGGATGATTTTCTCATTGGTAATACTATTTCTTCAACATAAGTTATTGGTTTATGAAAAGTTGTTGGTTTTGTTAATGAAACTCTTTTTGTTTGTTTATCTTCTATCCATTTCGCTAAATCGGATGCATTTCTATCTACTCCTTGTTTATTGTATTGTGTTATTGTGTTTCCATTTATATAACGTATGTTTGGAAATGAACGAGGTTGCTCTCCTACATTATTTAAACTAGTAAATAATAATTGGTTTATTCTTATTGCTAATAGCTCATCATCAAGAATTTCTCTATTAATGTGTTTTGGTATTTGATTCCATTCCTTCGTAGTTGTAACGCAATAAGGACAGTCATCCATATAAAAATATAACACGATTGGTTTTTTTCTATTTATGTTGTTATTTATTTTTTGAATAGATAATATATTATTTGGTTCTGTATTATTTTCAATAGATATTAACTCCATTAATATCTATCAAGAAAAAATAAATATAAATATATAATATGCTGTATTTAATATTTATAATAACTTGTTTTTTATTAGGAATATATTTTATTATTCATTTTGATAAAATAAATAATACAAACAATATTTTAGAAGGATTTATAGAACCTTCAGATAAAGGTTTTAAATGTCCAAACGTATTGATTCAAAAAGGTGTTAAATATTATTTATACAATTCAAAATTAGCAGAAGTCCCTGGTGTAAATCCAATACAATTTGAACACTTGGAAGATTATGTTGAATTTATGGACTGGCAAAGGAGTCAAGGAATAAGATGTCCTATTTTATATTTACAACATAGTTATAATGCACAAGGTGATGCTGTTTATAAGGTTCGTCCTGATCCGTTGGATGTACAAGGCGGGTTACCACCTGCTCCTCCTATTAATACTACCACTCCTTCTTGTAATAAAACATTAAATATAATAGACTCGAATGATTTTATAGATGTAAGTAATATTACAGAAAAAGATACTGAAAAATTGTTATTTAGTCCAAACGCAATGGATAGTAATTGGGGTGGTGTTCAATATACAGAAAAATTAGTTGAAGCAGGTGTTTATGATGATGATAACGTAGCGATATATATACCCTAGCTGTTTAATTTTCATCTGGTCTCTTTAATTTTCATCTTGTCTCTTTAATTTTCATCTTGTCTCTTTAATTTTCATCTACATATTTCATTATTTTATTTAGGTTTTGTTTTCCAGAACTCATTTTATTTATATTATCAATTGTATTCATTATTTTTTGTGGGGTTAATGAAGCAGGACTTAATGATAATAACTCATTTAACATTAATCCATCTAAATAATCGCTCATATCTATTATTGTATTTTCATAATGTGTTCGATGTTGTTTTATATTCAATTTATCCTTCATATTATGGTGCTCAATTTTTAATTGTTCTGTAAGTTTGCTAGAATTAATTCCATGTCCTGTATTATTTGTATTTTCTTTGGTATCGTTATTTGTCATTCCTTCTATTTGATATTTATATGTCCTAAAAAAGAAAAAAGCAATGATTAATATAATAAATAAAAAAGAAAAAAAATTTATATATTCATTTGACGACATATATATTTATCTTTTTATTTTTTATATGAATAAACATATAAAAAATATATAATAATATGTTATCCAAGAAGTGTTCCTGAATGAGTAATTGTATAACCATTTCTTGGTAACTGGAGCGGATTGCGTGTAGTAAACAAATAGAGTTGTTTTAAAGAAGGTTGCCGTTGAGGAGCACGATACGTATATGCATTACCAATGTTATACACAGTCATCCACGTGTTACCACCCCAAGTACCAGCCTTTTTTACACCACCAACAGAACCTCCACTTTGTGCTGTCCTATTACCAATCGTATTTTCATAACGTGCAGCACCAAATTGACAACCTCTCATATTTAAAGCCATATTATAATATATATAAGATAATAATTTAGATGGTATACTACTTTATATATATTTGTACATCTAATGGAAGAAGTTACTACAACTACATATAACTTTTTGAATCCGTATAACTCCCTAAATAAAGAGATTACATTGAATGATGTTCAATGTATTCTTAAAAAATATGGTGTTCATTATGAAATATTTAATTTTAATTTATTTAAAAGAGCATTTATTCATTCTTCATATACAAAAAAAACTCAATATGAATTATCAGAAAATAATTTATCTTTAGTAGAATGTCCTAAAGATTGTATTCCACTTCATTCAAAATCAAACGAAAGATTAGAATTTTTAGGGGATGGGGTATTAGAACTCGTTACAAAATATTATTTATATAGAAGATTTCCTAAAGAAAATGAAGGGTTTATGACTGAAAAAAAAATAGCCATTATTAAAAATGAAGCAATAGGAAAAATTGCACAAGAAATGGGATTACATAAATGGTTTATTTTATCTAGACAAGCAGAAGAAAAAAATATTAGAAATAATTTAAAAAAATTGGGTTGTTTATTTGAAGCATTTATGGGAGCATTATTCCTAGATGTCAATAAAATAAGTATTAAGGATGAAGAAGGATGGTTTGGAAATATTTTTCATTGTGGTCCAGGATTTCAAATGGCGCAAACATTTATAGAACACATTTTTGAACAACATATTGATTGGGTAGCACTCATTCAAAATGATGACAACTACAAAAATATTCTCCAAGTAAAAATACAAAAAGAATTTAAAGTTACACCTTGTTATGTTGAATTAGAAAATGATTATGAAAATGGATATAAAATGGGGGTATTTCTTTGTATAGGACAATCCATTCATAATATCCCATTAAATCAATACATGCATATAGATGATTTATCTACTTTTCAACAAATTCACGATTATATAAAAATAAATGGTAAAATATTATTATTTATGGGGTCTTCACAACATAAAATTAAAAAAAAAGCAGAACAAATTGCTTGTAATGAAGTTCTTACTAAATTAAACATTAATTAAATAAAAAACTATAATTTTTTATTTAACAATATATAATACTCTCTATGATTGATGAATTAATAGAAAAATTATCTATAAAACCTATATTAGAAGAACCAATACAAAAACAATTTGAAGTAAAATATTTTACAGATAAAGAAAAGGATATATCATTCGAAGAATACAAAGAATTCAATATGGATTTATTCAGAGGAAAGTTAATTTCTAATCATTTAGAATTGGTTTCTTCTGATAAAGAAAAAATTTCTTATGAAAAAGAATCATTTGCTGAAGAAAAAGAAGAAGAAGAAAAAGAAGATGAAGAAAAAGAAGAAGAAGAAAAAGTAGAGAAAACTTTAGTCAAATCTAAACAAGTAAAAACACAATTACCAAAAGAAATAGATGAAGAGGTTGATAAGAGACAAATTGCTACTATTGCAAGAAATAAATGGAAAATATATGGCGAAGATATAACAAGCCAATTACCTCCACCCGTTGAATATAAACTTTCTGTATCACCTTTTTTTATGAATAATAGAGAAGTATTTGTTCAATTTATTAATAAGCATTTTAAAGAATATAAAATTAAATTAGGTAAGGGTGAAGACGTAACTTGTGAAAACTTACAAAACGATGAAAATAATTTCTCGGCATTAAATCATCAAAAAATTATTCGTGACTACTTGAATCTTTATACACCTTATCGTGGATTATTAGTTTTTCATTCATTGGGCGCAGGTAAAACCGCTTCTTCAATTGTTGTTGCTGAAGGATTAAAGAATTCTAAACAAGTCTATATCTTAACTCCTGCTTCTCTAGAAAAAAATTATAAAACCGAATTAAAAAAAGCAGGTGATCCTTTATATCGGATAAATCAATGTTGGGAATGGATACCAGTCGACTACGATACAGACCGGAATACAATTGAAACACTCTCTACTATTCTTAACTTACCAATCCCTTATATAGTAGAGAACCACGGTGCTTGGCTTGTCAATACAAATAAAAATTATAATTGTAATCAATTAGGTAAAAAAGAACCATTGATACAAAAAAGTCAAAGCGAAATAGCCAGTTTAAACAAACAAATTGATATAATGATCGACGCAAAATATAAATTTATACATTATAACGGCTTAACAAAACGAAAATTTAATGAATTAACTGATAATTTACAAAAAAATATTTTTAATAATTCAGCAGTTGTCATTGATGAAGCACATAATTTTATAAGTAGAATTGTCAATAAGATTTCTAAAGAAAAAGAAAAACCCACAGACAATTTCTCATTCCATTCCGTGGCATTAAATATGTATCAAATGTTATTATCAGCAAAAAATTGTAAAATCGTATTATTATCTGGTACACCTATAATCAATTATCCTAATGAAATAGGAATTTTATTTAATATTTTGAGAGGGTATATTTATACTTGGAACATACAAATAAAAACATCGAATCCTATTTCCAAAGAAAAATTAGAAAAAATGTTAGTCACTAATTATGGTATCACAGATTATATTGAATTTGATAATTCAAAAAAATTATTAACTATTACTCGAAATCCTTTTGGATTTATAAATAAAATAAGTAGAGAATACAAAGGTGTTTTATTAAATGACGATTATATCAGTGATGACAACTTTGAAAGAATTGTTCGAGGAACATTAAAAAAAGAAAATATTGAAATTACAGCAATTGAAAAAATAAAATTCAAAGCATTACCAGACAAAATAGAAGATTTTGAACGATTATTTGTAAATTATGATAATGGATTAAAATTAACAAATACTCATTTATTTCAGAGAAGAATATTAGGTCTCGCCTCTTATTATAGAAGCGAACAAGAAAAATTATTACCTAGATATAATGTTGAGACAGATTTACACGTCCTTGAAATACCAATGAGTAATTTTCAGTTTGAAAAATACGAATCGGCAAGAGTCAACGAAAGAAAAACAGAAGAAGCAAATAAAAAAAAATCTGGAAAGAAAAAACCAATCAATGATAATGAATTATTTAAAGAACCTACTTCTACATATCGAATCTTTTCTCGACAATTTTGTAACTTTGTTATGCCAAATGAAATCGGAAGACCACTGCCTGATATGAAAGAAGATATTGATATTGAAATAAATAATGATAAAGAAGATGAAATTGAAGGAGATGAAATAGTAAATGAAGTTGGAGGTAGAGAATATATTGCAAGAATTCAACGAGCATTAAGAAATCTAAGCGAACATTCTTCTGAATATTTAAATGAAAGAGCATTAGAAAAATATAGTCCTAAATTCTTAAAAATGTTGGAAAATATAAAAAGACACGATAATGTCGGTTTAAATTTGGTTTATAGTCAGTTTCGCACAATGGAAGGTATTGAAATATTTAGACTTGTTCTTCTTCAAAATGGGTTTCGTGAATTTAGAATTAAAAGTTTAGGTCAAGGACAATGGGATTTAGATTTTCCTAGAGAAAATTTTAGTTTGCCTATGTTTGCATTATATACTGGAACAGAAGATTATGAACAAAGAGAAATTATTCGATTAATATTTAATGGCGAATGGGATAAAATCCCTATTTTAATTGCTGATAAATTAAGAGAATATTCTCCAAATAATAATTTGGGTGAAATTATCAAAGTATTAATGATTACCGCTTCGGGATCAGAAGGAATTAATTTGAGAAATACACGATATGTACATTTAATGGAACCTTATTGGCATCCCGTACGATTGGAACAAGTGATTGGAAGAGCAAGAAGAATATGTAGTCATAAAAATTTAGATTATTCTCTACAAACTGTCGAAGCATTTATTTATTTAATGGAATTTACACAAGAACAAATAGATAGAGAAGACAGTAACGAATTAAAAAAGAAAGATTTAAGTAAACGTAAATTCTCTATTTCTGGAACATTAGAATATATTCCTCTTACTAGTGATGAAGCATTATTTGAAATTTCTGAAATAAAAAAAGAATTCAATAACCAAATCAATAAAGCAATTAAGGAAGCATCCATCGATTGTCAATTATATCAAGAAGGTTCTACAGAAAGACTCAACTGTATACGTTTTGGTACAACTTCACCTAATAAATTTTCGTATGTTCCTGATATCAAAAAAGAAGCAAAAGATGAAACCACTAAATTAAATAAAGAAAAAGATGTATTAACAGGATTAGATGAAATTAAATTCAAAGGAAAGGTATTTGTGAGACGACAAATTGGACCAACGTATAGAGGAGAAATAATTTATGAATTGTTTGATAAAGATTCCTATTTAAGAGTTAAAGAAGATCCTAGTAATTATTTACAGAAACGATATACATTATTGATAACAAAAACAAAACCAATTATTTTGGAAAATGGAGAAAAAATTCGGTTGGAAAATGGAGAAATATATGAAGTAAATGATATTTAATTATTAATAATGTTATATAATTCAATTAATATTTATTCGATATATATTATTAATACACGTAACAATTATTAAAATATTGTTTACCATTTAATTATATCTAGTTATATATAATTATATATAATTATTAATTTAGGATATAATAATAATTATAATATAATTATAATTTATGACTACAAATACTGGAACCATTCAATTTGGTACAACTACTGGAACTAATGAAACATATGAAATTCTTACAGCAAGTTCATCTAGTGATTTAAAAATAACAGCAACTGGAAAACTGACTTTAAAAGCACCTGAAAATATTAATATTGATGGTAGTCTAGATGTAGGTACTGGTTCTATAACTGGTGGTAGTCTAAGTGCTACTGGTTCTATACAAGGTGCTAGTCTAGATGTAACTACTGGTGAGATAAAATCTACTGGCAATTTATCTATTAGTACGGTTAATACGGATACAACAATAACGTTAACTGCTCAAGGTAATTTTAGTTTGGGATTGGGTACGATTAGTGGAACTAATAACATTGATATTTATCAAAATAATGGTATTTATATAGATGCTTCCAATGAAGATTTGTCTTTACATGCTAATAATTTGTATTTAAATAGTTCAACTAATTCGATAAAATTTCAAAATGCTGGTACAACATTTGGAACGTTTACTAGTAAAACACTTGATAATAGTGGTACCACAAGTGATTTATCCATTACTTCGGGTAATACTTCTGATAATAGTGGAAATATTTTTTTAAACGCTTTAAAAAAATCAGGAACAGCAGGAGCAGGAGATATTGCTATCGGGATTGGTATAGGAACAATAGGTAACAATCTAGGAATATTTATCGACGACACTGGTCTCTTGCACCTTGAAAGTAAGAATGGGTATAAAATATCGACCGGTGGTAGTGTCGAATTAGAATCAACCAATAGCAATGTCACTATAGACGCATCAACAAACATTTTGTTAAATTTGTTAAATTCACAAGGAAGTATTACATTAGCTCCAGGTGATGATGGTATAATTGTTCGAGGTAATAATAATGGTGGAACGGTTGGATCATTTAAATATTATGCGAGTAATTTTTATATTAATGCTGATAATGACCTTTTTTTAAATACTGGTTCAAGTAAATCGATATATTTGCAAAATAATGGTACACAATTTGGAACGTTTTCTGGTAGTTCGAGTGGTGATTTAACTATTAATGCTAATCTAAATATGTATTTAGAACCAGCTAATGCTGTTTATTTAAATACTAATAGTAGCGGCAATGCAGGAAGTAATGTAATTCTTGAAAATAATGGAACACAATTTGGAACGTTTACTGTAAAGGGAAGTAATAATTTAACCATTGCTGGTACTGGTGGTAATGTTTATATAGAAAATAACTTAACTGTTGGAAGTATTGGTGGTGGTACTATAACTGCTGGTGGTGGAACAATAGGCGGATCAACCATAGTGACTCAAAATACTTTAGTTACTACTTTAAGTAATTTTACTCATCCTATAAGTGCTAGTAGTATAAGTGCTGGTAGTGGATCAATAGGCGGATCATCCATAGTGACTCAAAATACTTTGGATGGAATATTTCAATCAAGCAATCAAGCAGGCGGCTATGCTACAGTAACATTTCCAGGTTCGCAAACGGAATCTAATACTACTGGTATTATTACAACAGCGTTTCACCCAACGATGGTTTTTTTTAGTTTGGACGATAGTGCAAACCATCCGAATATTACATATGCGATCTGGTTTATTATTAGTGAGAATGGGTTTCGTATCACTGCACGAACAAACGGTAATTCTATATCCAGTAATCCGACCAATATAAAGGTATACTGGCTTGCTATAGGCTTTTAATAGTTAAATCAATTCACTCCGCACCATTTACATTTCTACAAAGAACTGTAAATACAAACAGTATTATCGAAGAAGCCATTCTTTTTATTTTTAAATATTTTTTTTTATCAGATAATTTATTTAATAAAGCGATTTCTCTACTCTTGCTCAATTCATAATTTGCTTTCAAAGAATAAATCAATAATAATATATATATATCATTACTCACATCTTCATTTGTATCCATTTTGACAAAGCATATATTTTGTAGATTTAGTAATATTTCTTGAAAATTCACAGCTTCTTCATTAATAGTTTTCATCATACCATAATAAATAGCATTCGAATGTAATTCTTCTTTTTTACTATTTTCTTCGATTAATTTCACCCCCATTTTCTTTTCAACAATTGGCTCACCAACTAAACTGGTATATTTGAGTTTTTCGTGAATAAAATTTTTTTCTGGAAAATCCCATTCTACTTCTCCGTGATCCCATTCATCGTCTATGTAATTTAATTTATTTACTTTGAGTTGTTTTCTTTTAAAAAAACAACAAACATTCCCAAAAAGAAAAATAAATAATAATGAAAACATTTTCATTATTATATAACAATTTTAATTTTTATTAGTATTTAATAATTCAATAATCATATTTAATTTTTTATCGATTTGATTCATTTTTTCTTTGAGAGATAAATCATCCAAAGGCATTTCATCTTTCCAAGAAATATGTTTCTCTTCTAAATTCAAATTGGATTTATCTATTTTGATTTTAATAGGCATTTCTGTTCTTATAGACGGTTCCATTTTTTTTTGGATAGATTCTATATCTAACGTTCTTTCAGCAATTGTTTTTGCGATCAATTCTTCCATTTCACTAATAGGTTTATCTATATCTTCATTAAATTTTAATGGTGGTGGAATAACAACTTGATTCATAGAAGAAAATTCTTTTTGTTTTTTATTTAATTCATTATTAAATTGTTCTCTTTTTTTATTTTGTATTTCTTCAAATGTATATAAAGTATTATCCACTATATTAGGTTTTTCTAATGGTTCAACATTTGTAGAGATATTCTTTTTAAAATTAGAAATATATGCTTTATTTGTATTGATTAATTGTTCTTTTGTTAATATTTGATTTATATTATTATTTTTATAATATTCTTTCATATTTGAATTAAGTTGTTCTTTAGAAATATTCTTTGTTTTCGAAACAACTTTCCAAATTAATATAATATTATCACTGGATAAAAAATTCATAATATAATAATTTATTATTATTTAAATTAATATTATATTTAAACAATATGAAGATACTTTTATTTATTTACTACATGTGCTTGTTGCCGATAAGTAAATCAATTAAACCCCATTTGATAAATCATTTTTACAAAGCCAAGTCATTAAATCAACAAAATTATATCAAAGCAATAAACAACGAAGAGGTAAAAATAGTAGCAGGGGTTGGTCCGGCTGGTTGTGGAAAAACATTATTTGCGTGTTTATATGCTATAAATCATCTAAAAATGAATAAAGTAGAGAAAATTATTCTGACAAGACCGATTGTTTCAGTGGAGGAAGACCTCGGATTTCTTCCTGGGAATATAAATAAGAAAATGGATCCTTGGACAAAACCAATGTTTGATATTTTTTCAGAATTTTACAAGAAGCAAGAGATAGACAATATGGTTCATAATAATGTAATAGAAATTTCTCCATTGGGATTAATGAGAGGAAGAACATTTAAGAATGCTATTGTGATTGCTGATGAGATGCAAAATAGTTTGCCTAGTCAAATGTTTATGTTAACAACTCGTATTGGTGAAAATAGCAAAATGATTATTACTGGTGATTTATTACAAAGCGATTTAAAAGTAAAAAATGGATTATATGATTTTATTGAAAAATATAATCATTTTTCTTCAATAAAATCAGTAAATAATATTGATATTATAAAATTTGAAATTTCGGATATAGAAAGAAGTCAAATAGTGAAAACGATTTTAGAGATGTATCATTAAGGTATTTACTGGAAATCAATAGCATCTTTGATAATAATTTCTCCAACAAATCGTTCATCCTTACCAAACAACTTGGTGATAAGTGAGGCAAGAGTATCGGCAACATTTTTAATTTGTAATCCAAGGTTTTCGTTTGAAGAGTTTAATAATCCATTAAACTCGGCACCGAGGTTAAGCACCTCTTGGCGTATTTTAGCATCCTCTAAATCAAGCTTCGTCTCAACCTCGTTGATTTTCGTTTCAAGCTTCGTCTCAACACCGTCGATTTTTATCTCAAGTCTCATCTCAAGTTCGTCGTTTTTAGCGTCGTGCTTTGCATCAACCCCGTCGATTTTCTGTCCAAGAGCAATATCAGCATCTTGAGAACTCTTTTTATTATCCTCGATCTTTTTCGCGAGATCAGCACGAACTTCTTCAGTCTTTGAGTCGTGCTTTGAGTCAACCTCAGCAATACGCTCAGCCAGCGAACCCTCAGCAGCAATTGCTCGCTTAAGGTCATCATCGCGTTTCTTATCGATAGCAGTCTCTGATGAAGTAGCACGCTGTGTCTCAGCCTTAACTGCGTCAGATAACGCAGTCTCAAGATCCTTATCTGCCTTAGCAAAATCTAAACGAATTAATCCATCTTCTTTTATTCTTTCTTCAGTCTCATTACTCAATATCTCGGTAATAGTCCTTTCGGCAGTCGTTGCTCTCTCCCTTTCGACGTCAAGTTTTTTTCCGTGTTCGACATCAGTCTCATGTAACTTTATCAAAGTGGTAGCGATATCACTATCAGCCATTTCTGTAATCATTGTATACGCTTTTTTAATATTGTCAAGTAATTCTTGACCCTTAACACCATCAATATTATCAGAACTAAAGAGGGCTTCCACATTATCCAATCTACGGTCTAACATAACAGGGCCTATTTGCGGATGATTAACAAGAGCTTCTATAACAGTGAGTTGACCATCGTGTGTAGTAAGTCTATTACCATGGCTAGTAATGGATGCCTTCACTCCAATAACTTCTTCGTCAAATTTTCTTTCAACAGAGGTAAGTTGACTGACATTTACAGCATCCTCGTCAAACTTACCCGGTTGTAAATTACTGATGTGAAATTGTGCCATATCAAGCTGTTGTTTATCATTATTGACAGTGATATCAAGCAAGTGCATCGTGTGTGGTTTTACTGTATGAGGATTAGGAGGCATATAATGATTGTATATATTATAAAATATACAAAAATAAAAATTATATTAGTCTAACATTATATAATATTATATAATGTTAAATTATGTTAAATAAAAGATTAATTGAAAAAACAATAGATAATGATAAAGATCCATTACGATATAATATACAAAATGGACATCCGATAATAGAGAAACATGTAACACCATATTATTATTCAAACCCGAGTCAAGCATTTGATGGTGTAATCAATCCATTAGAAAGAAGAATTACAACAAATATATTGTCTTTAGACACAGAATTTAGGGAAAATGTGTTAATAACAAATTCAAACAAGGCAACCTTTCTTTTAAAAAATCCATTATATAATGTAATTAGTATGAGACTAGTTTCATTAGAATTACCTAGAAGATGGAATACGATAACAGATTTCATTGGAAATAATACTATGAAGATTGAATTATATAATATGACAAATTATCCAAATAGTATTCAAACCATAACAATTCCTAACGGTAATTATACAAATAGTGAATTAATATCTACGATAAATAATATTTTTCAAAATACTGGAAATGGATTAGAATATTTAAATTTTAATATAAATTCAACTACAACGAAATCGTATTTTTATGTAAATAACCCGATAATAAATCCAAATACAGATAAATATATATACACATCATCTTCTTCTTATTATTCTCCAACTTTTTATTATGTATTGGATTTTTCTCCAAATTTAGCGGTTCAATGTCAATCAAATAACTATTCAACATTAGGAGTATATTTAGGGTTTAATAAACTTAAATATACAATAAATATATCGGATACGTATACAGATATAATAACACAAGTACCATCGATTCCATATGATGGTTATATTAGTAGTAAATCATCAGCTGGAATTAATATAGATAATTATATATTTATTCATATAGATGATTTTAATAAAAATCATAATTCGAATGGAATTGTTTCACAAACATCTGAATCATTAAATTCACATGGTATTATGGGTAGAATATCATTGCCTACGATTTCCGATAATGTAATTGTAAATAATTTAACTAATTCGAATGCGGTGTTTAAAAAAAGAGATTATTATGGTCAAGTAAGGATACGCCAATTGGAAGTATCTTTATTAAATAAACATGGACATCCATTAGAAATGTTTAATAATAATTATTCATTAGCATTAGAATTTGAAACCTTATATAATCCTTAGAATCAATTCATATAATTCGGGTTTATTAAGTTTAGTATAATCTTCTTCTTTGATTTTTAAAAGAATACAAATATCCAATAAATCTTTTACTTTATAATAACTTATACATCGCAATGGTTTATCTATATTTTCCCACTGAAAATATTCATTCGATTTATATTTCACTACATCTTCTTTTATGGGTTCTATTTCATATGCGTATTTAAATCGGCCGTGTGGATTTTCTATGGGTGGGTCATATTGATGAATAATATGAATAGGTTCTTCTGGTTTTCCGCTGTGAATTTGGAAACATCTTTTTCTATAAATAAAAATAATATTTATTTTATAACAAACACACAATGCAAAAAATGTTTTATGGCTAATTCTGGAAGTGTGACCTAATTCATTTTCGATATCTTCTTTAATTTTAGTAATTTTATATTGTTTAAGAAGTTGTTTACATTCATCTTTTCTTAGAAAATCGATATATTTATATTTTTCAGTTTGTTCGATTTCAAAATCATTTGTTCCAATCAATTCATATTCAGCGAATCCATTCATAATAATATAAAAAATCCAAAATAGAGTATCATTTTTTCTTGGAACAAATCTTTTTGTTTTTACAACATTTTTTGTTTTACTCGATATATTTTTTTTTGGTGTTTCACTTTTTAAAATATCACTTATAGTGATTGATTTTGGAAACATTTTATGAATTGAATTGATAACCAAATTGTTTGTAGCGATTTGGTTATCTGATATTAAATGATTGTTATGTTCTTTTGTTTCTTGTAAAATATATTTATGAATGACATTTTCAGTAAACATATAGCTATTTAAGACCATCTTATTAATTATAAAGTAAATTTATATCTTTAACTTCTTTATCAGTAAAGAAATTACGCAAGTTATCTTTTTGTGTTTCAAAAAGTTTTAAATTGTTTTCTTGTGTAATTACATAATTAATATAATTTTTTAATTCAATAATTAGCTCATTAGATAATTCAGTTAAATTAATATGAACGCCATAATTATTTTCATTTAATGTAATATTGGGATTTTTATGTAAGATTCGTAATATTTCAACTTGGTTAATTTTTGACATTTTCTCTATATTATCTCTTATCAGTGTTAATTCTATTAGATTAATTTCATTTACTACTTCATCTTTTATTGAATCCATATTTAATAATCTATAAACATAAGTTTATATTATAAATACATATATTTATTCATATGATATTATAAAATATTATATATAATATGGAATATACAAAAAATAAAATACCAAATGATATTCAAGAATTTATCAACAAATTTAAACATTATATTGACACCAAAATATATTACTATGGTAGTGTTCAAAGATATGACTTTTTTATAGGTAAAAGTGATATTGATTTTTCAGTGTTTACAGATAATACTGAAACTATGATTAATAAGATAAGTCATTATTTACATATTAATAAAAAAAAATTTCATAAAATTGCATGGAATTATAAAAGTAAATTCATAGAAGGGTATAAAGTAATATATTATAATGAGAATCCTAAATGTAGATTAGAAATTACGATTTATGATGAAAAGTATAAGGAATATGTATTAGCAGACCATATTATTCCTTTTGATATGCCTTTTTATATATGTTTTTTATTAATTTTTTTAAAATTATTGTATTATAATTTACAAATGATTCCTATTTCATTTTATACACATTATAAAAAGTTAATCATTAATAGTTTTAAAGGTATTAATACGCATTTTACTTATATAAATAATTAAGTCATAAGAGGTTGTTTAAGGTTGTAATTTTTATATTTTTATACAAAAATATAAAGACTGTTCTATATTAATAGAGAATGGCTTTGTTACAAGAGTATTTATCTTTAACGAGACAATATAAAGAACAATATGGAGAAAAAACAATTGTTTTGATGCAAGTCGGAGCATTTTTTGAGGTATATGCAATTCATAATAAAGAAGATAACGATATTATAGGTTCTTCCATAACTGAATTTAGTAAAATATGTGATTTAAACATTGCTGAAAAAAAAATGTGTGTAGATGATAATGATGTGATTATGGCTGGATTTTCGCATTATATGATTGATAAATATTTAAAAAAATTACAAGACGCAGGATACACTAGTGTAATATATACACAAGATGAACATAATAAAACAAATCGAAGTTTGGCAGGTATTTATAGTCCTGGAACTTTTTTCTCTACTGACCCATCTAGTATTACTAATAACACAACTTGTATTTGGATTGATGTAATTGATTATTCTAATTCTCCTATTTACAAAAAAATGAATTCTTTTAATAAAAAAATGATTTTTGTTGGAATTTCCAATATTGATATTATTACCGGAAAAACAAATATTTTTGAATTCAAAGAAATTTATTTAAATAGTCCAACAACATTCGATGATTTGGAACGTTTCATCTCTATATTTATGCCTTCTGAAGTTATTATTATTGGGCAAAATATAACAGATAATGAAATAGATGATATTATACAATATGCCAGTATTGATTGTTTATCTATACACAAAATAAACATTACAAATAAGAATGAATCAAAAAATTATATTCAAGCAATGAACTGTGAAAAACAAGTATATCAAACCGAAATTTTAAATAAATTTTATTCAAAGAAAAATATTATTTTGGAAAACTTTTATGAAAAGGGATATGCTACACAAAGTTTTTGTTATTTATTGGATTTTATTTATCAACATAACCCTTCTCTAGTTAATAAAATATGCGAACCTATTTTTGAAAATTGTACTGACAAATTAGTATTAGCAAATCATTCTTTGAAGCAATTGAATATTATTCAAGATAAATATAATGGTAAATTTTCATCAGTAGAGAAACTAATCAATCAATGTATTACACCCATGGGTAAACGATTTTTCTCTACTTTATTAGTAAATCCAACAACGAATGTAGAATATTTACAAAAAGAATATAATATAACAGAATATTTAATAGAAAATAGTAGTGAAATAGATTTTATTCGTAATAAAATGTCATCTATAAAAGATTTATCAAAAATAAATCGCCAAATTATTATGAAAAAAATTACTCCTAAAAATTTATTTTATTTGTATAATAATTTGATTATTATCAAAGAGATTAGTATCTCAAGAGATCATACTATCAATGAATATACAAGAAGTCATAATATAAATTTAATTGAAGAATATTGTAGAGAAATGATTGAATTTATTGAAAATACATTAGATATTCCATTATGTGAAACAATAGATAATTATTCTCAATTTGAAATAAATTTTATTAAAAAAAATGTGGATGTTCATCTTGATGAACAATATAAATGTTTATTAGAATCAACAGATAAATTAGAAGCTGTTCGATTATTTTTAAATAATAAAATTGCCCGTGTAGAGAAAAAAGAAAAAGGCAATGAATATATTAAAAAACACGAAACAGAAAAGTTATCGATACATTTGCTAGCTACAAAGAGAAGATGTGTATTATTAAAAAATGAGTTGACTTCTTCAAAAGAAAAAAAGATTACGTTATCTTATATCTCTACTTTTTCTGGAAAAGAAGAGAAATTTATCTTTGAAAATAATAATTCTTTTCTGTTTGAACCACAAACAAACACAACTGAATTTATATTACATCCTCAAATAAATGAATTATGTCATAATATTACCACAATAAAAAAACAATTAAAAGAGTTGATTACGAATATTTATATGAAATGTATAGTTGAAAAATTATCAGATCTTTTTTCAGAAAAAGTAGAGAAAATTATAGAGTATATAACATATATAGATACAATTTATACAAAGGCATTTATTTCGAAAAAATATCATTATAATAAACCAATAATAGATTCTTCTTCTGAGAAATCATATTTTAATGCAAAAGGAATGAGACATCCTTTGATAGAACATTTACAGACAAATGAAATATATGTAACAAATGATTTAGAGTTGGGATCAACTGAAACAGTTGATGGAGTATTATTATATGGGACAAATGCTGTTGGAAAAACAAGTTTGATAAGAGCGATTGGTATTAATATTATTATGGCGCAAGCAGGGTTGTTTGTCCCTTGTATTCAATTTATATATAAACCATATCAATATATTTTTACGAGAATATTAGGAAATGACAATATATTCAAAGGGCTCTCTACATTTGCTGTAGAAATGTCAGAATTAAGAACAATTTTAAGAATTTGTAATGAAAATAGTTTAGTATTAGGAGATGAATTATGTTCTGGAACAGAAAGTATTTCAGCAAAAAGTATTTTTGTAGCGGGTGTTCAAACCTTAATTTCAAAAAAAAGTAGTTTTATATTTGCTACACATTTACATGAAATAATAGATTATGACGAAATAAATAAATGTGATAAATTAGCGTTAAAACATATGGCTGTCTCTTATGATAGAGAGAATGATAAATTGAGATATGATCGTAAAATAAAAGATGGACCGGGAAATAATATGTATGGTTTGGAAGTATGTAGATCATTATCATTGCCTCAAGATTTTCTTACATTAGCGGATAATATAAGATTAAAATATAATCCAATCAGTGGTTCTCTACTTTCATTAAAAAAGACAAAATATAATAGTAAAAAAATAAGAAATATGTGTGAAAATTGTGGAAAAAAAATGAGTACAGAAATACATCATTTAGTTGCTCAAAAAAATGCTGATAAAAAAGGGATGATTTATAATGAAGATGGAAGTATTTTTCATAAAAATCATTTGGCGAATTTAATGGCTGTTTGTGAAGAATGTCATTTAAATTTCCATAAATAATATAAAATCAATTTCTTATGAATTTTAATAGAGAAAACTATGTTGTGTATTTTAGAAGATCAATCGATTCGTGGAGGGAATTTATAATTATAAAATTGATTTAAAAATTAAAGAAATAATATGTGTTAAATTAAAAGATGATTATTCCAATTAAATGTTTTACGTGCGGATTTGTGATTGCTGATAAATATCGTTATTTTACGACGGAAGTACGTAGAAGAAAATTTTCTAATGGAAAAACAACAAATACAGTTTTATATTTAACACAAGAATTTACTGAAAAAACAATTGAAGGACACTTATTAGATGAATTAAATATTCATAGAATGTGTTGTAGAAGGCATTTCTTAACACATGTTGATATAGAATAATATTATATAATAATATGGGTAAAAGAAGAACATATAAGAAAAAAAGAAGTTTAAGAGGAGGTTTAAAAACATTTGTGGGTGATGCATTAAATTATTCTAATTTTTCTACGTATCCAGGTGTAACAAATCACGGAGGAAATCATTATGCGTTGAATCAATATCCAACGGATCCATATACAGGAAACATAACAGATGAAAGTGCTTTTTCTATTTTTCCTAATTCATATACCAATGGATTAAGAGGTGGTTTTGTTTATAATAAATCGTCAAATAAAAAATATTCAAAAAATTACAAAACTTATCGTAAAAGTAAAAGTCGTTCGATGAATGCTCGGAGAAGTAAACATATAAAACGAGGTGGGTTAGGACCATTATTAAATGATGCAATTATGGGTTCGAGACTAATTAGAAATGATATTGGAAATGTTTATAATACAATGGCCGGATATCCGCAATCAGTATCACCATTACCTTATAAAGATCAACTAGTTTCTTCCAGATAATATTTAGGAATCTAATCTTAATATTATGATTCATATAATTTTTTATTTCTCTTTTATTAATATATGGCTCCAAGTTTTTTAAGTAATTTGTGTCCACCAGCAATGTTTTATTTTATTATTTCAGCAGTAGCATTATTGATGGTTATTTTCCAAAATATTGGAAATCAAAATTTATTATGTATTGGAAATTATAATTCGCGCGTTCCAAATACTTTGCTAATAATTATAATTAAGGCATTATGTATTTTATTTTGGACTTGGGTTCTTAATATTATTTGCAAAGCAGGTCATAGAGGTGTTTCATGGTTTTTAGTGTTATTACCATTTATAGTTACATTCTTTATGATGTGGATTGTATTAGCAGGACGTTAAACAAGTGTTTGTTCAGAAATTATATATTAAATAGAATCATTTAATATATAACTATTAAAAATGATAGAAACTAGAGAAAAAAAAAGAGAAAAAAAGAGTTCTTTAAAAGAAAAAGATATTGTAAATGATATTTCTTGGAAAATTATCGATAAATATTTTACAGAAAATCCAAATAATTTAGTAAAACATCATTTGGATTCTTTTAATGATTTTTTTGAAAATGGATTATTTAATATTTTTCGAGAGAATAATCCATTAAAATTTGTAAATGAAAATAGCAAAATAAATATTTATTTAGGAGGAAAAGATGGAAATTTAATTTATATAGGAAAACCTATTATTTTTGACGAAACTAGTAATCGTTCTAAACATTATATGTATCCAAATGATGCTCGATTAAGAAATATGACTTATGCTGTCTCTATTCATTATGATATTTATATTGAATATTTTATTAATGATGAAATAATCAAAAAGGATACAAAACAACAAATTTATTTAGGACGATTTCCAATTATGTTACAATCAAAATTGTGTATATTAAATGGACTACCCCCTACGGTTCGTTATAATATGGGAGAATGTAGAAATGATTATGGTGGTTATTTTATTATTGATGGAAAAGAAAAATCCATCATTCCTCAAGAAAAATTTGCTGATAATATGATGTATATTAAAAAAAATAAAGCAGATGATACATACAGTTATTCGGTCGATATTCGTTCGGTAAGTGATGATTCATCAAAACCTATAAGAACTTTCTCTATTCGTATTGTTGCTCCTTCACCTACATACACAAATAATCAAATTGTTGTATTTATTCCAAATGTTAAAAAACCAGTTCCTTTATTTATTTTAATGAGAGCATTAGGTGTATTATCTGATAAAGATATTATTCAACATTGTTTGTTGGATATGGAAAAAAATAGTTCTTATATGGATTTATTTATTCCATCTATACACGACGCGGGAAAGATATTTACACAAAATGCTGCGTTGGAATATATTTCTGTCTTAACAAAAAGAAAAACAACAAATGGTGTTTTATATATTTTAATGGATATGTTGTTAACACATTTAGGTGAAAATAATTTTATAGATAAAGCTTATTTTATTGGATATATGGTTTTTAAATTATTAAAAGTATTTATTGGTGTAAATAAAGCAACAGATAGAGATAATTATAAATTCAAGAGAGTAGAATTATCTGGTGAGTTATTAAGTGAATTATTTAGAGAATATTATCTTATCCAAAATAGAGCCATTGTCTTAAAAATAGAGAATGAATTTCATTATCATAAAGGTGAATACAAAGAAGAAAATATAATTAATCTAATTGATAAAAATTATTACACTTTCTTTAAAGAAAGAATTGTTGAGACTGGATTTAGAAAAGCGTTTAAAGGAAATTGGGGTGCTCAAACACATACAAAAAGAATCGGTATATCACAAGATTTAAATCGATTATCTTATTTCACATTTATTTCACAATTAAGAAAAATTGTATTACCTCTAGATACTACTTCAAAGGTTGTTGGACCACGATTATTAAATTCTTCTCAATGGGGATATTTAGACCCAATTGATACACCCGATGGAGCAAATATTGGATTACATAATCATTTATCTATTACTTCTTTTATTACTAGTAAAATACCGAATAAAAAATTGATTGAATGGATTTTTGTAAATTACAAGTCTATTTTTTCTCTACAAGAATGTAGTTTTGATTTGTTATCAAATGGAACAAAACTATTTGTAAATGGTCAATGGATAGGTGTACTCAATGATTCACCTATTTATTTTATTGAAAAGTTTAAATTATTTAGAAGAAATGGAATTCTTCCCATTTATATTAGTATTTCTTTTAATTATGAAAATAATGAAATTTTTATTTTTAGTGATGCAGGAAGATTAATGCGTCCTATTTATTATATCGATAATGAAAATCCTAGTTATAAAATAGATATAGATTGGGACACAATTACATGGACAGAAATTATTAGCGGGTTTGGAAAAAAACCCGAAAAATATAATTTTTTTAAAATATATGAATTAAGTGAATTATATCCGAATGTGACAGAAGAAAAATTAATCCAAAATAAAAGTATTATCGATTATATAGACACTTCTGAAGAAGAATGTTTATTAATTGCAAATAATATTGATGAGTTTTCTGCAACAACAAAATCCAAGTATTATACTAATATAGAAATTTTACCTTCTCTAATTCTAGGTGTTATGGGAAATATGATTATTTTTCCTTCTAACAATCCAGTCACACGTAATTCTTTTTCTTGTGGACAGAGTAAACAAGCGGTTTCTCTATTTAATACAAATTATCAAGTAAGAATGGATAAAATGAGTGTTGTATTGAATAATGGTCAGATTCCTTTAGTCAAATCAAAATATTTAAAATATGTAAATAATGAAGAACAACCGTATGGTGTAAATACAATTGTAGCAATTATGTCTTTTTCTGGTTATAATGTTGAAGATGCTATTTTAATTAATGAAGGTTCTATAAAAAGAGGATTATTTTCAACCACTTATTATACTACCTATGAAGCAAAAGAAGAGAGCGCAAAAGTTGGATTATCTGAGACTACTTCTGTTTTTGCCGATGTAATGAATTCTAATTCAATTATTAAAGGTATTAAACCTGAATATGATTATAATTATATAGATGAAAATGGGTTGGTGAAAGAAAATACGGAATTAAATGAGAGAATAGTTGTAATAGGTCGATATACATTTAATTCAGAAAATCCAGATGAAAAATATGATTCTTCTGTTTATACGAAAAAAGAACAATTGGGAATTGTAGATAAAAGTATTATTACAGAGGGTGAAGAAGGGTTTCGTATTGCTAAAGTTAGAATTAGAGAAGAAAGAACACCATCGCTTGGAGATAAAATGGCGAGTCGTGCAGGTCAAAAAGGTACGATTGGTTTAATTATACCTGAACAAGATATGCCTTTTACTAAAGATGGTATTCGACCTGATATCATTATTAATCCTCACGCTTTACCAAGTCGTATGACAATTGGTCAATTAGTAGAGACGATTCTAGGAAAAGTTTGTTTATCATATGGAGAATTTGGTGATTGTACTGCTTTCGAAACTAAAGGTCCTCACACAGAATTATTTGGTAAATTATTGGTAAATGCAGGATTTCATTCTTCTGGAAATGAAATATTATATAATGGATATACTGGAGAACAATTATATTCTAGCATTTACATCGGTCCAACATATTATATGAGATTAAAACACATGGTAAAGGATAAAATCAATTATAGAGCAAGAGGACCAAATAATCAGTTAACTAGACAACCTGTTCAAGGAAGGGCAAATGATGGTGGGTTAAGAATTGGAGAAATGGAACGGGATGGATTATTAGCACACGGAGCAACTGCTTTTTTAAATGAATCATTTATGGTTCGAGGTGATGAATATTATATAGCGATTTGTAATAAAACAGGTTGTATTGCAATATATAATAAAAGTCTGAATTTATTTTTGAGTCCATTTGCTGATGGTCCTATTACATTTTCAAAATCAAAAGTTACAGATAAACAAGATAACATATTAAATATTGATAATGTAAGTAGATTTGGAAGGTCATTTAGTATTTTACGAATTCCCTATTCATTTAAATTATTGATTCAAGAATTAGAAGTAATGAATATTCAAATGAAAATTATTACAGATGATAATATAGACCAATTATTGAGTATGAGTTATTCTAATAATATACAATTATTACTTCAAAATGAAAATGAAAATATCAAGACATTAGTGAATAGTTATAAATATAAATTAACAAATATGATTCAGAATCCAAATAATAAACCTTCTAAATTTATTAGTAACTCACTATCTGATATGATTGCACACGATATGAAACAACAAATCATAAGTAGTTATGATGATGCTGTATCAATTGGTATTCGATGTTTAGAATATATTAAAAAAAATAGAGGAAATGTAAATCCATTTACAGATAAAACATTTGTTCATTATCATTTTAATCCACAAATAGAAAAAAGTAGAGAAATATTTTCAATGAATGTATCTTCACTTGAAAATACAATGAGATATATTTTTGAAATATTACATCATACTTGTTATTTTCTTTGTGTTTATGGAGGAGATAAAAAACATTGTTTATATAAACTTGTAAGTGGTTCTACTTCATCGATTATAGGAAAAGAATTTGATAAAACATTTTCTCAAAAAGTAGAGAAAAATAGATTCGAACAAAATCCTGAGATTAAATTATCTAGTCGACAAATTGGAGATATAAATTATTTTTTACAAAATCAATACCGTGTGATGAATTGTATTTTAAAACCATTTAATAAAAAAGAAGAAGATTTCTCTAAAGAATATGAAGTATTTTTTAATAATCCAAATATGAATTTACCTAGCGGTATTTATATATTAAATTTAAATGACAGTTTTATTATAGAAAAAAATTATTTATTTCCTTGGAATGTTTTTGAAAGACCAACTCCTTTGTCTCGTTTTGGTATATCTTCAAAATTTATTCCTATTTTTAGTATATCTGGACAAGAGAATTATTTAGATATCCCTGTTCCTAATTATGATGATATTAAATTGTATTTATTAGAAGGTTCAATGAAATTTTTTGATTGGGGTGTAAAACAAGATGCTGTTGTTTTTAGAGGTGGTCCTACAGGTTGTGGATATACAACATCTACGAATCAAAGATTAATGTTGGCGAATTTAGTCCAAAATCCTCCTCAAGATTTTGATAGAGAAATATTAAAATTATTAAATATTGGTATTGTAACAAATAGTGGTAAAAAAAATGAATCTATTAATAGTAATACAATAAAAAATGATCCAAAATATAGAATTGGTGTAATGAATACAAATCTTATTTCAGAAGAAAAGATGTCTATGGAAGAACAAAGTCGTTATAAATATATTATTCACGTAGATGGAAATGTGAATGCTTATCGTTTATTAACTTCTTTTATGACTGGTTCTTTAATATTACGTGTAAAAAGTAATTTTACTTCTTGGTTTGACCATTTAATTCAACCATTTGATTATTTAAAAAGAATTGAAGATGAACCGATAAAAGGTAATTTTATTTGGATAAACGAAGATTTATCCAACTTAGAGCAAGTGATTCGATGGTGTCAAGATAATGACCAAATTTGTAAACAAATCGCATTAAATTCTCTACATTTTTGTCAAAAAATATCAAAAAAAGAGTTTATAATAGAATATACAGAAATGGTATTTTGGTCTACAGTAGAGAATAATTTAATTCCTTTTAATAAATCTTCATCTAAAATGTCTTTTCCTTCTTTTAAAGGCGATTCTTCAGCAGAAGAAGATCTATATTCTACTTCAAAAATATATTTTCCAAATCTAGACGAGTATTCACCTCATTCCCCTGATTATCCGCCTTCTGATTATTCACCTCATTCCCCTAATTATCCACCTCCAGAAGATACACCATCTGAATATTCACCTCATACACCTGAAGGATCACCACCATTTGAATATTCGCCTCATACACCTGAAGGATCACCACCATTTGAATATTCACCTCATACACCTGATTATCCACCATCTATACAAGATCAATTATCTCAAATAACAGAAAAAATAAACGTAATAGAAAATGTTGTGAAAAAAGAAAAGAGAGAATTAGAAGAAGGAGAAATAGATGAAGAAGAAGAAGAACAAATAGGAGGAAATAAAAATATATTAGAAGTAGAGAATGATATTAAAATAAATAAAAGTGAATTAAATAATGATATAAATACGAAAACAATAAAGATATAATTATATTATAAAATTGAAGTAATATTGAATTAAAATAAATATAATATATTAATTCAATATGTCAAATTCTCAAGTTTCAAGTAGTTATATTTCATCGGTTTATAAATCGAGGAAAACATTATTGCAACTAATGAAGTTACAAGGATATAATGTCGAAGATTATGAAAATTTTAGCATTAGTGAAATAAGCATTATGTCTTCTAATAAACAGTTGGATATTTTCTTGGAAAAAAAATCAAGTGATGAATTTACAACGAGTTCAAATAAAATTTATATTTGTTATAATTATTATTCTCAATTTAATACAAAAAATATTAATGATACAGTAAAAGATTTATACGAAGGGGATGAACCAAAACTAGGGAGTGATGATACACTATTATTTATTACCAAAGAAGACCCAAATGAAACAATTGTAAATAGTTTAGTTCATATATGGGAGATGACACATAAATTTGTAACTGTAATTAGCATTAAGAGATTACAATTTAATATATTGGAACATTCGTTAGTTCCTCCTCATAGAGTTTTATCAAAAGAAGAAACAGCAAGTGTAATGAAAAAATATAATATAGATGAATTATCCCAATTTCCAGAGATTTCAAGATTTGACCCAGTTGCTTTAGTGATTGGAATAAAGCCAACCGAAATATGTGAAATAAAAAGACCAAGTAAAACGAGTATAAATGCTAATTATTATAGAATTTGTGTATAATATATATGGTAAATGAACAAGGCTTATCACATGTAGATTTTATGAATTATGGGTCGTTTGTATCTGATGATATTTTTTCTTATTTAGGTGAAACAAAATTAAATAATAGAGAATATGTAAATAAAATCTACGAAAAAATCGATGAAACAAATAGAAAATTTGCTGGAAGTTTGAAAGAATATGTTGAATCTTATATTAATTATTTATTAAATCCTTCGAGTACATACTGGGTTACTTATCAAGCGAATCAAGCTACAGCTGTTTTTAATAAGGATAATTTAACAAAAATATCATATTCTATTCAAAGTGATACAGCAAAATTAGCATCTCAAACATCTGAAAAGAAAAATAGAATTAATAATGAAGAAAAAACCTATAAATCATTATTAAAAAAAATAAATAATATAAATAGTGTAGATAATAGTTCTTCTTTATTAATAGATGAAAGTACTGAAATGTATAAATCACAATACATAGATAATAGCATATTAATTTTTGGAATACTAGTACTTCTAGTAGTATTGTATAAATTATACAAGTAATTATACAAGTAATTACAGTTGTATAAATAAAATTACATTTGTATAAATAATATATAAAAAATTATATATTATTAAATAATGTTTCAGTTATTTAGAATTAATAAAAGAATACAAATAAATCATATTTCTTTTACAAAAAAAAATTATTTACCAAAAAATATTAAACCTTTTTCTTATAAAAAAGAATTTTCTCCGTTATCATTTCAAGTAAATAGTAATATATTAAATAATTATTTTTGTAAATCAGAAAAACCAAGTATTATTACTTTTTTTTACCTGATTTTAGGAATCACTGTTGGATCGTTTATATATTATATTAAATTATAGTATGACTACACACTCATCTAATTTGATGAAATTAGATATACTTGATAAAGAATTTACATTATTATTAGAACAATATAAACAGAGCTCGAAAGATTATTTTTTGTATAATAATACAAATGTGACTCAATACACTTCTCTACAAGATAGAACAATTGTTGGTGGGAATACAGTTTTATATGAAACAAAGCCTACATTGGAAAGTTGTCAGGCGTTATGTAGCGCAAATCAAAATTGTGATGGTGCAATTTATGATAATGATAACGAAACTTGTGTTATTAAATCAGGTGATATAAATGTAAATAATATTGGTAATGATTCGATTTATAGCATTGTTTCAGAAAAAATGAATTTGTTAATAAAATTAAAAAATATCAATGAAAAGCTTTATAGTGTTTTAAATCGTTCATCACTTTTAGTAAAAGAAATGAATCCAAGTACGGAATTACAAACAAATGAACTTTTTATAGAAACAGAGAAATTAAAAATAAAATACAATTTATTACAACATAATAAAGAAGAATTAGATAAACTTATTTTCAAAAATGATACTTTGGAAAATGAATATGATGTAACTACTCTTATGGTGAATCAATCAAATTTATCTTATATTTTTTGGTCAATCGGAGCATTAATCATAATTATATTTGCGATCCGTTTATTTTATATGTAATAATATTAAATAATAATGTTTTGATCTTATTATTTAATCTCATTATATAATAATTATGTTTAATTTTTCAGATATTTCAGATATTACAAATGTTTCAGATAATTATACAGAAAATGTAATCTATAAACAAAATAAAGAATTTTTAAAAAAACAACATAAAATTTTGAATGAAGGTTTTCAACCAAATCAAACTAAAGGAACATCTTCTTTTCGTGACCCATCTGTATTAATGAATAATTTTGCATATACAGAACCATCTGAACAAACTGTAAGAAATACAATTAATGAATCAAATAAACAAACACAAGGAACGATCGGTTTGGTAAATCAAGCTGCTTATGTAAAGGATCCATCTGTAGCTGAAATTAGTAAACAATTTACGAATCAATATACTGATTATTCACAAGTAAATGATTCTATTTTGAAAAATGCAAAAGATTATATAGATAAAGGTGAAAGTACAGATATAAATGTTTATGTCAATAGCTTGTCGAATGATAATACTACAGAATTCATTAACTTGTATAATAATAATCCAAATAATAATACAAATGTATTAAAATATGACAATATGTATATAGATACGTGTAGAGATCTAGCGAGAATAAAAGGTTATAATAATTTTTCAGTGGGTTATACCAACGAATATAATCAATCACAATGTAAAATTGCTAAAGATATTTCCAACTTAACTAGTTCTGGAATATATATACCGAATTGTAAAATAGGAAAAGATGGAAAAACATATGGTGGTGGTTGGGGAAATGCAATTTATGAAAATGATGGTAATATTTCAAAGTATATTGGTTGTTATAAAGATGCACAAAATAGAGCAATGATATCTGCTGGTACTGAAGAACACAATAATCCTGTTTATGCAATAGGTAATGATGGTTGTGCTCCTTGGGGTTCGAGTAATGGTGGGTTTCCCAATTCGGATGCTCAATGGATATGGTATACAGAAAATGCTGGGGCTGGTGCTCCCGTAAATACAGGAAATCCAGTGACACTTAGAGGTACAATTAATGTTACGACAGATAGTATAATATATTGTGAAGTTTTTTGCAGAGCAGATGATATTTGTAATATAATAGTAAATGGAAATAATAAAAATCAGTCATTAATAAAAGATGGAAATACAGATTCACGAAAATTAATTTGTGATCCCGAAGAAATGATAGTTAGATATCCAGGTAATGGAAAAACAGGATATATTGTTGCTTTTTTTCCAGGGAAAAATATTGTGGATCTTCAAGTGGTGAATACTGGAGGTCCTGCAGGAGTCATCGTATGTTTTATTCAAGAAAATAATACAAGTATTGAAAATAATTCTATTAAAATATCATCTGCTAGTACTGGAACAGATGTATTTATGTGTACAGGTGGAAGTTTTATGAGTAATTGGTCATATATAACAAATAAGAATAATGCTGTTACACCATTTAGTCAATCCTTTTCAGTAGAGACCTGTGGAAAATATGCATATGATAATGGTTTTCAATATTTTGCTGTACAAAATATGTTAAACAACAATCCAAATTCTGCTCAATGTTTTCTTAGTAATGATTTAAATGCTTCTACAAAATACGGACCATGGGATGGAAGTAAAACATATCAAGGAAATACATTAGGTGTTGGTCCCGTATCAGCTGTATATAGTTTTAATTCACCTGGTAATTATAATAATTTGGGAAAAGTTGGATATATGAATGAAAATAACGAATTATTAGAATATCCGTCTTCTATGTTACAACAAGGAACCAGCACTAGTTACACTTCATTATTAAATGTAGATAGTCCGGGTAATGATATTGCTAATTTTACTTTAAATAAACCAGATTGTGAACAAAAATGTAATGAGAATACGGATTGTTATGGTTATGTATATGTAAATGATTCAAACCAATGTTGGATAAAAAATAAAAATATGTTTAGTTATATGAATAAAGATGGTCCTCTTACACCATATAATGGACTTGAATTAAATATCAAAGATGTTCAAGTGTTAAATAATAATAGTTGTCCAAAAAAAATAAAAAATATCAATAGTTTGGAATGGGATAGTTTTAATAAATCACAAGAAGTAATGAATATGGATACCACATGTAGATTAGAAAAAATAAATAATCAATTAATAACAGAAAGAGATGAAAAGGAAACAGGATTGAATTGGGTAATGAATCAATTATCGAAAGGATTAAGTTCTTTTATGACTACAAATAAAACAATGACACAACAAATGGGAGTAGAACATAATATAATGAAGGAAAATACATCACTTTATAATGTATTATATGATAAATATAAACAAATTACAAATGTGGATAATAGTAATATTAATAATATATTAGAAAATAGTCAAATAATAATTAACCAATCGAGATATTTTTATATATTATGGGTTGTTTTAGCAATTGCAATTATAATTGCTTTAATAATGTTAATACGAAGAATTACAAATACATAATATGACATTTAATTCTTTAATATTATCTTTAATTATACTAATGAATACAAATTATAAAAAAAAAGATACAAAATGTTTAAACGCCACAGATAATGAAAATTGGTGGTCATCAGTTGATACACAATGTAGTTCATTAGAAGGAAATAATTATATTTCTAAAAATATTGAATCTTTTGATAATTTTGGAAAACAATATGAAGAAATGACTTTGGCTCATTTAAATGATATATCTCATATACAAGAATTAGAAAAAACTCTTTATGATAAATTAAATATTGAAACATTATCAAATAGTGATAAAAAATTAATAATGGGTGAATTATTACAACTTTCCACTATAAAAGGTAATTTGTATAATACAATGAATAATTTATATGATACTTATAAAAATCAAGTTGGAACAACAACACAAGCAGTATCTGATCAATTAATGACTATACAACTTGTAGAGAATGAATTAACTGAATTATCTCATAGAATGCAAAAATTATATGATGATAATAATTCGAAAATAAGATTAATCGAAATCAATAGATATTATGGAGAAAAATATGATAACCATTCTGGATTTATGAAATATCTTATTATATTTACTATTTTTTATATTTTATTATATTCATTGAAAAAATATTATTTAATAAAAGATAATGTGTATTCAATTTTACTTTTTATACTCATATTTATTGGTATTATTGTATTAGGACGATATTTTTATAGGATGATATTTAGAAATAATATGGAATATAACGAATATCAATTCCCATTAGCAAATGTATTGGGAACAAAATTAGCGTCTTCATCTAATAGTTCAGACCCATGGATAAATGCAAATCTTCCAATGAATTGCCCAACACCCAATGATCCTTCAGAACCTACATATACAGCAACACCCTAACCTTCTGTAACCAGTGGTAGTACTACAACTAATAAAACACAAATTGTGTGGGAGATAATGGATCAGTTAGTTGTGATAGATACTGTGGAATGAAGCAAAATGTATAAATACATATGGTTAGGCAGAACAAAGTATATGTTATAATACATTTTCAACTGTAGATCCTTTTTCTGGAGAATATAAACCCGGAGGTTGTGAATGTGAGAGCACAGGTACTGGTTGGAACTAATTATAAATGTATACGATAATAATACATAATATAATATATTTTATTATTATATTATGCGTCATAAACAACGTTGTCCAAACCCTCCTGTAAATGCTCAAATGTATGAAGTTATTGATAAAATAAATACAATTTTAAATAAAACAGATAATTTTTTATCAACGTGTCAAGTCGGACAACCTTGTTATATAAAAGAATTAGAAGATGTATATAATAAAGCAAAATCTGATTCATTATCTTGCCAAGATAATGTATCGATCGCTCGAAAAAATTATATTATAGCCAAAGATGGAGAAAATGAAATGGATAGAATTACAAAAGAAGAAGCATATCAAAAAGCACACGACGAAGTATTAAAATTAATAGAAGAATACATTGATATACTTAGAATGGTATATACACAAACAGACGCATTAGGTACTGCTGAAGAAGGCTCTAGTTATATAGATGGCGTATTAATACAAACAATCGCAAACAATGCATTATCCGAACAACACGTGAAAAAATCATTAAATGAAATTTTAACAAATGACAGAAAAAGTTATTATGAACAAGATAAATATACTAATTTAAAATGGTGGAATCGTATTTGGTTTTGGAGTTATTTATTTTTATGGATTATTTTTTCTCTATTATTGTTCTTAACAAATAATAGTTATTCTTATTTATCAGTGATGTCAAAAGTTGGATTCATCCTTTTATTTCTTATTTATATGTTTATTGCCAAATATATTGTTTTAATTATTATTTCATTTATTGTTTTTTGTACAACATTATTTCCAAAAAATGTTTATTTACAAATGTAGAGAAGTTATACACGTTCAATAAAATCCATATCTCGACCATCATCATATATAGTTAAATCACCAATCTTGTTTAAACCATCAAAACTAGGTATAGGCAATGATAAAATAGTATCTTTAATAAAATGAAAGGCGTCTGTTACATTATGTATTTTCGTTGGCAATCCACTTGTTAGTAATTCAGGGGTTCCATAACTTTTCTTATATTTTGTTTTGTTTAATAAAAATGATAATGGTTTATCTATTTCTGAAGAAAATTTTATTTTTGGTAAAAATCTTAATATATCTTTTAATAATCTTAAATCGTGAGAATTATTATTTCTTAATGTATTAATGTAATGATTATGTTTTATAGTTGCCTCATTTGTGTAGAAAAAACTATATCCACTTTTATTTCCACATACTTCTCTTTTATTATTACATTCTATTATATTACATATTTTTGTATATATTTCACTTGTGTCAAACTCTAATCCACGAAAATAACATCTTCCATAATCTATTATTTTTACTATATATCTAGATTTAAATGTAATTATTTCTCCATTGTAATGATAATGATAATCGATATATCCGTCTTCTATAGGTTCATAAAGTAATATATTATTTGCATGTAAATCGTAATGAGTAAAGACATTTTTTAAAACATTTAATGTATAGTATACTTGAAATAATATAGCAAACAATTCATTGATTATAAAATGTTTCAACAAAGGTGTTGATAAACTTTGAATTTTAGAAAAAAGTGTGATTGGTTTGGATACATTTTCTAATAACAAGAAAATTTTACTAGGGTTTATACAAGAAAGACGAATACCATTATCAATAGTTGCACTATTTAAATTTAGTATACGTTGTGTTTTTAATGTAGCTAAATCGTCACTATTAACAAACCCATATGTTTGAAGAAAAGAAGGATATTTTTTATATACATTGTTTATAAAAAAACGTCCGACAATATATTCATACATTAAACTATCTGCTGATGCTTTTATTATTTTTTTAAGTACGGCATATGATTTATATTGTTCTCTTTCATAATCGATCTTCACAATCATTCCGTTTGCTCCATTATTTAAAACAGTATAATTGTTCATATAATCAAAATTATCAAAGAATTGAAAAAAATCATTAATCTTTTTCGATTCTTTTCCAAACGCAATACAAACGCCAGAATCAGAACATACAATTTTCAAATAATTAGCTCTAATTTTTTCTCTATTTTTATAGAGAAACCTACCAATTGTATTTTTTGCCTTATTTACTTTTTCTATTTGTTTGCTTCGCATTTGTTTTTTTTCGCTTATACTTCGAGAACTTTTTCTACTTGTATTTTGTCTACTTTCACGTTTTTTAGTAATGACTTTTGTTATAAACCGACGAATCGTATTTTTTGCCTTATCTACTTTTTCTACATTTTTTTTTCCAGAAATACGACAATATTGTCTTTTTTCTGTGTCTACATATTTACACGGCTGAAAACAATTATTTTTTGCTAATCCTTTACATTGACTAGGTTTATTTTTACTTGTAATTGTATTCTTTCGACAATATTTTCTTTTTGAACCATTTATATATTTACAATTAGGAAGCAAACAATTTTCTTCCGATAATCCTTTACAGTTCATATAATATTAATATAAAAAATAATAATATTATATAATATTTTATTGAGTTATTAAATAGCATTCAATGCTTTTACATCTATTATTGCGTTTTGAGATAAATCATCATCATCATCTTCTTCTATTTTAGAACCCTCGTTTTCTCGAATCAATATCAATCCCATCCATCCATTTACATCAGTACTTATTCTTCCAAACTTGTTAATAATATATTCTTTAATTTCATTAATTTTTGGTAATTTTTCTTTTGGTGCATGAAGATTATACCATAATTTAAATTCTTCGTGAATATCCGACATTTTAAGAACTGAACGTTTTTCTCCATCCTTTTCTCTCTTAATCTTATCCAATACGAAACTAGCAATATAATCAGATTCGCGACGATATTGATCGGTTCTATTTTTAACCACGATACAATTAGATACTTCACCTCTTTTATTAAACGCTCTTTTCACAAGCATTCCAGAAAAGATAGATATCCATTTTTTCATATTTTCTTTAAGATTTTTATTTTTAGGAAATAAATGTTTGTATTCTTTTCTTCCTCTATAATCTCTTTCTTCTTCGGGTTCATAAAACTTGGATTCAAAATCACATACTCGAATTCTTCGCCAAGTTCCATCATCATGACTAGTCACTTCAAATAATGTATTTGTACAAACAACCAAATGAAACTGAATTGAAAATGTTTCACTTTCACAATATAGAGACCGAGCAGAAATACTTGCGTCTCCTGTCAATTGTTTCATTATACCTTCATTAATTTTATCTCCCTTTTTCGGTTCAGCCATTACAGCATAACGAATACCTTTAAGTTGCATAATTTCAGAAGAGGTTCCACCAATAGCTGGTCTTTTATCTGTAATAATAGAAACAGGAACACTTCCAGCATATTCTCCCAAAGTCATAAACATTAAATCAGTCAACATTGATTTTCCGTTACTACCTCTTCCGTGATAAATATGAAATGTTTGATTTTGGTTGATACCAATGAGTACTGAAGATAAATGATCCCACATATAATTATTTAATGATGGATCCGGAAATAATTCTTGCATAAATGTAGTGATTTCTCTTGCAATATCTTGATCACAATGTTCATTGAATTCTTCATAATCAATATTTGTTGATTTTGTAATATAATCAGTAGGAAGACCATTTCTAAATACTTTTTCATTCAAATCAACCACACCATTTTTAAAACAAATCAACCATCGATTTGAATCCATATTCTTCAAAAATTCAGGATCATAAAATATTTCAGCGGCTTCTCTCATAATATTATTTTTATCTGATGTAGTTTTCATCATATTAATAACGTGTTGAATTTTATTAATTTTTTTCTTTAATGGAATAAGTCTTACATCAGCCAAGTCCATAGCCATTGATTCAGAAGATAATTTATCCAACTTTTTTTTATAAATGGCATACATATCAGTAGAAATAGCTTTTCGAAGTCCATTTCCTTTATCTAATTCCCATCTATGATTTTTAAATACATACCAAGTTTTATTCGTAATACAACTACAAATATATTTATCCTTAAATATTTGAAACAATACTTTTGCCAAATCAAAATCCGTAGGTTGTTCTATCGTATAATCAATATAATGTTCTTCACAAATATCTCTCTTTACTTTTTCATATAATTCTTTTGAATTTTCTTTTGCCCAATAAATCAATGAACGATTTGTTACTCCATTATCTTTTGATTTAATGTATTTATTCCATCTTTCATATAATTGTGGAATAGTTGAATAATCAAAATCAGTAGCCTTACTTCTTAACATTACCCACGACAAGAATAATCTTTCATCTGTATGTTTTAATGCAAGAGCAACTTGCGTATTTAACACGTGAGACCCAGGTTCATAAAATTTTGCTGGTAATATTTGAGTGTAAGCGTGTGTTTCTCTTATATTATAATCTTCAACAGTTAAATTTTTCATAATATTATCGACTGCTTTACACAAAATATCATAATTATTAATATTTTCAAGATGAATAATTTCTGTTTCATCAACTGTATTATTTACTACTTTAATTGAACTCTTTGATTTATTATTTGTTTTTTTTGATTTTTTATCTTCAAGCAATTTAAGAAAATCTTCTTTATAATCAAATTTTTGATGTTGATCATATTGTGCAGATAATTTATATAAACATTCAGTTATATTTGTTAGAGAAATACATTCATCAATGGATTTATGTTCCATCATAATTTCACCATCGTGAATATCAAATGTAATCATAAAATAATATTTTAGTTCATATGCTTGATTTCCAGGTTTTCTTGACCCATACATTTGCCAATTACTAGACCCTTTTGTGATTCCATCATCGAATACCGTTTCCCAACTATTAATAATCGGTAATTCATCACCCCAAGTATCTCCAATTTTACTAATTATTTTCTCTCTCAATATAGATTGTGCTTCTCTTTCCAACTGAACACCTATAATAATATGAATCCCGTCTTTTGTTAAACTTTTATCTTCTAATCTATTAACATTCGGTTTTTCAAAAACATAGATTGGAATATGGGTTTCTTCTGTAAATTTTACCATTATTTTTAATTCTTCTAAATAAAGGAGAATTAAATCTTCAATATGTTGATATGTATGTATTCTTTCAACAATTTTATAATCGTAACGTAAATCAATGTCTATAAGAATAGGACCATTATCCTCAAGTTGTTTCTCTGTTAAATATTCGTTCTTTTTCTCTACAAACACTTGTTGATAATATAATTTATACATTTCAGATAAATCATCTTTAGAAATATGATATGAACCACCATAACATTTTTTACTATTATCTGGAATCCGAGTATGTGTAGATTTTTCATCTGCCTTGGATTTATGTTTTAATAAAAATTCATTCAAATTTTGTGATTGGTTTGAAGTCATCATTAGATTCATTTGGATTGATATCATATAGCAAGATATTTTTATATCAATTTTAATTTACAAGAATCTATAATAACGCAATTAAAATGTATTCGTTATATTACTCTCAACCGTATAAAAAATATATTAAAGAATTATTATATATTAAATAAATGAATGAAGGAGAAGAAATTTCATTAAATTCAAAAAATGTAGAGAAACCAGAAAAAATAATCACAATTAAAAAAGAAACAATTCAACGATTAATCAAAGATGTAAAACAATTAAAAAAATTTCCATTACACGAAAATAATATATATTATATTCACGACGAAGAAAATATATTAAAAGGTTACGCATTGATTATTGGTAGCGTTGATACACCTTATTTTGGAGGTTATTATTTTTTCGAATTAACGTATCCTCAAGATTATCCTCATTCACCACCCAAAGTTTTATTTGTTACCAATGGGGATAACATCCGATTCAATCCAAATTTATATACAAATGGTAAAGTTTGTATTTCTCTACTCAATACGTGGAGAGGAGACCAATGGACATCTTGTCAAACCATTTCTTCTGTATTATTAACTTTAGGAACATTATTATGTAATAATCCATTATTAAATGAACCCGGAATTACTAGGCATCATAGAGACTTTACTAATTATACAAAAATTATTGAATATAAAAATATTGAGATTGCAATTATTCATATATTAAACAAGCATCCAAAAAAATATTATGATAAACATTCATTTATTTCTTTCTTTGATTCTATTGTTCAAGAAAAATATCTAGAAAATAGATTAAAAATTTTGCAATTTATTCAAGAAAGAATAAATAATCCTATCGAACATATTAAAACGCATCTTTATAATTTAAATGTTATTGTAGATTATGATTTTTTATTAAAAAAATTTACAAGTGTTTCTGTTTCTCACGAAGAAAAAGGCATTTAGAACTAAATAATAAAATTGATTATAATATAAATAAATATATAAATATAACAAATAATCAATGTTGTTTTGCTCAGTATGTTCAAACATGTATTACATAAGAATTATTTCTTCACCTGAAGAATCAGATAGACTCGAACATTATTGTAGGCTTTGTGGTAACAAAGAAGATAATTTAGTAGATATAACCGTTTCTAAAACAATTATTAAAAAAAATGAACAAAAATATTCTCATATCATTAATGAATATACAAAACTAGACCCAACATTACCAAGAATCAACACAATAGATTGTCCCAATCCAGAATGTACCACAAATCACGATGAACAAGCAAGAAAAGAAAAAGAAATTATTTATATCCGATATGATGATATAAATATGAAATATGTATATATGTGTTCAACTTGTGATACTGTTTGGAAATTAGAAGAATAATTATTAAAAAATTGATATATAAATATAATATATTTTTTTATATATCAATTATGGAATCGAAAAAAATGTTTGATGAACGAACACTTATTGAACGTAATAAAATTATTGAAGACGAAGATATGGAAGAAGAAGATGAATATGACGAAGATTATGATGAGGAAGAAGAGGTGGATGAAGAAGATGAATTTTATTTACAAAAATTCAAAGCCGAAATGAATCAAAATTATTTAATTGACATTCACCCCGAATGTGTCAAACATAATGATGAAGAAATAAAATTACTTTCTAAAGTTGTTAGAGATGAACATAACATTATTATTGATGACCTTCATAGAACCATTCCATATTTAACAAAATATGAAAAAGCAAGAGTCATTGGCGTTCGTGCAAAACAAATTAATATGGGAGCACAAATATTTATAGAAGTGGATCCAACTATTATTGATGGAGCAATTATTGCCGAAAAAGAATTATTTGCCAGGAAAATGCCATTTATAATAAGACGACCTTTGCCTGGTGGTGGTTCTGAATATTGGAATCTTACTGATTTAGAAATTATATAATTTAGATAATATATTATAATTATATTATAATTATATTATGAAGATAGCTTTATGTTTTTTAATTAGTTACGAACACGACATTCACAAAGAAGAAATATGGATAAAATGGATTGAAGAAATAAAAGATATCATTAATGTATATATTCATTATACAAATCATTCGAAAATTAAATCTCCTTGGATCCAATCTCATATTTTACCACCAAAATATATTTGTAAAACTGATTATAAACACGTCGTTTCTGCTTACTTTTCTTTAATGAGTTTTGCAATAAAGAATAAACAAAACCAATGGTTTTGTTTTTTAACCGATTCTTGTTGCCCCATCATTTCTCCTTATGAGTTTAAAAGACGGTTTTATAACAATTATAATTACTCTATTATGAAATATGATTTTATTCATTGGAATCCATTATATATCAATCGAGCCAATTTGAAATATATTCCATCAAAATATCATTTATATAACAATCCTTGGTTTACATTATGTAGAGAACACGTAATTAAATGTAAATTATTTTATTTAGAACAAAATTCTCTATATTATTTAATATGTAAAGGTGTTGTAGCAAATGAAAGTATTTTTGCAATCATTTTACACAAAGAAAAAAATATTATAAATAGAGAAAGTTATATCGTAGATTGGAACAGAATGGAATCCCCAACCAGCCCATATACTTTTCGAGACAAATATGTAATATATGATTCTCTACTTATTGAAGAAAAAAAAAGAGATAAAAACATAATGTTTATTCGAAAAATCGGAAAAGAATTTCCAGATGAATTATTAAATAAATATATTTATGAAAATAAATTCAAATATTTTAATTATGAGAATTTAAAATATTTTTTATTATTTGCCTTTCTTTTCTCTACTATTGCAACATTATTCATCATAAAATAAATTAATTGTCTCAATCATTTTGTCTGTTCTATTATGTATCCAACAATCAATATTTCTTGATAATTCTTCCAAACGACTATTCCATTCATTTTTCTTATTTTTTTTCACTACACATAATGAATTCTTATTTGTTCCCCAACAAGAAGTAACATTTATTTCTCCTGATCTATAATCATCTGGATTAAATCTGATAAATATAACTGGTCGATGGTCAACATCTCTTGATATTTCCATGATTCTTCTATTTTCACATGATGTATCATAATCTACGTGTTGGTTCTCATCGACTTCAATAATTATTATTTGATATCCCATATCCAATAATAAATCAGGTCTTCTTTTTGAACATCCATCGGAAATCATTTTATCTGTTATCCAAGAAAAATCAGGATATTTTGTTTTTACATATTCGACAACAGCAATTTCTTTTGTTTTGTAATTACGTGCTATTTTTTCGTTTGGATGTAAATAAATCCAACAACGAAAACAATAACCATCATATTTATTTCTGGTAATAACAATAGGACAACTTTGTGTTAAACACGTTCTATCTTTTACATTAATCATTCCATCTTTTTTATGGGTAGAACAATATAATTTTTTCGTTTCACCTAGATAATTATATATTGGAATTGTATAACAATTTTCATAGATACATTTTTTATCTTTTGTATTAATCATTCCTTTTAATTTATGTTTATTACAATACATTTCTTTTAAACCTTCGAAATTATAAGTAGGTCTTGTTCTACAGTTATTATAAATACACATTTTGGCAGTTAAAATAATCATCCCATCTTCTTTATGTTTTGCGCAAAATTTTGGTTTCAAACCTTCAAAATTATATCCAGCACATGTTTTACAAGATGGAAATTCGCAATATTTTTCAGATAACATAATCATACCGTCTAATTTATGAATAGAACAGTATAATCTTTTTGTTTTTTCTGGATAATTAAAAGATGGTGATAAATTACACTCTTTATTCATACATGTAGTTTTATAACATCTCACCATATTTGGAAATTTATGTTCAAAACAATAAATTTTTTCTTTGATTTCTGGTTCATTATAACCAGCTTGTTTATTACAATTTTCATAAATACATTTCTTGTAATATTTACGCTCCATTTCGTCGTGTTTATGGGCAAAACAATAAATAGGAATTGATTCCGTTGGAAAATTAAAAGACGGGTATAATTTACATCCTTCATAAATACATTTTTTATGTACAACGTCTACCATTCCTTCCAATTTATGTAAACTACAATATTTTGCTTTTGTATTTGGATAATTATATCTAGCAGTTTTATTACAAGTTTCATGATTGCAAATAGTCATTATGTAATAATTGTAATAAAAAATAATGAATTATTTATAAATCAATTTTATGAATAATTACAAATTATAATATAAATCGATTCACAAGTTATAAAATTTTCTAACATTTCCATCTGTTTCCACAGTCAATACACGTAACAAACGTAGTGAGCGGCTCGTCGCAGCTGCGGGTCTGACTTTGATAATATGTAGTCTTATTCGACTTACATTTTCTACAGATAAAAGTATCAGTGGATGCTTCGATCACTGTTTCATATTTACACGAGTCACGCTTGCTTTTTTCTTCAATCATTTTGCTCCATTTATCTGGTCGCATTTCGTAATGCGTCATATAAGCCAAATAGGATGCTTTTACATCGCCATTTATAATAGATTGTTTGAAAGGATCGTGTTGAATATTTGTGTAGATTGTTTTGAGACGATCGAGATACAATTGGACGAAAAAGTGATTTTCCCATTTTTTCACTAATTTTTTATTAGTTGCTTCTTTGAGAGCGTAATTATAAATACCGCGTTCGATATTTCTACTTAATTTATAATTATTAAATATTGCTTCTATTTTTTGTGTGATTTTTTCTCTAAATTCTTCGGGATTAGAGATAGTTGTCATTGTATTGATTAAATGTATTTAATAATGATAAGTTTAAATCAATTTTTTTGTATTATTCTTCATCACTAAATGGTTCTTCAACCAATTCGGTTGAAATATCAACTTCTGTTTCATCTATCTTATCTAATTCTTTTAATATTTTTTTGGATTTTTTTTGTTTCGGTTTTTTAGAAATAATAATTTCTTCTTCTTCTTCTTCGTCTTCTTCATCATCTTCTTTTTCAGAGGAAGATGATACAATATCAGATGTTTCTTCTTCTGAGTCGACAACAAAACCATCTTTTAGATATCCTCCATTTTTTGTTTTTTTGTGTTTGGGTATATTTTTGAGTTCATCTATTTCATCTTCATCTTCTTTTGCTGTTTTAGAAAGATCTTCAAATCCTCCAAACAATTTTTCATAAATTTTATTCCATAATTCTAGAGAAATACTACAATATTCTTTATTTTTTTTACATACGATTGCACAACTTCCAAAAAAAAGATGGTTGTCAATAGGTGGTGGAAAATCGTATTTATTTTCATAATTTGCTTTTCCTTTTGTTTTTCCAAAAACAGAAACGGTATAAGAAATATTCTCTACTTTCTTTGTCCATTCTGTTTGTTTGATAAAATCGTCTGCTTTTGTAAAACTACATTTTTTATATAATTCTTCTTCTTTATAATCCTTAATACACAACGTTTTGATATTACCAGTTTTTTCAATAATTAATATACCTAAATTTTTCATTCTTATCTCTTAATGAATTGTATTTTTAAATTATTTTATTATATGAAGTTTACATATTATATTTAATATATATGATTTCCAAGTCAATTTAGGAACTTATTAGATAAAATAAAAATATTATTATAGAAAAGACGTAGTCGAAGAAGTTATAATTCTTCTCAAGAAGAATAACAAGAAAAATATAAAGTTAAAATAGTTTCGTTATAAGGATTTGCAGTATAAATTCAACATATAATATTCGTTAATAAGAATACATTATATTCTTATTAAGGTATATGATTTGGTATACTATTAAGGTATCCATAATTTCTCTACTTATTATTTTATTATTTCATCATTTATTAGAAATATTAAAAAAATCTTTGACAAATGAAAAAATAATTGATTGTGTAAAAAAACCTCAACAAGAATATGAAAAAATAAATAATATATTATATAATAACGAAAAAAATATTTCGATTGAAGAAGATGTTGAGGACATATTAACTAGACATTTATTAGATGAAACGATATAAACATTTTATATAATATTATAAAATGTCTATCAATATGTTACCTAAATTTGAGTTTTGTTATGAAACAATTATTCATAACAAAATAATTTCTAATCATATTTTATTAATTCCTGAAGGAAAACAAAAGTTTTTGTGGATAAATAAAACGGGCGTGTGGTTAATTGATGATATAAATCGTGATGATGTAGAGAAAAAACTCTTATCTTATCATTACTCATTGAGTAATGGAACATTATTTTATGGTGTTTATTTTCAATATGAAAATGTAAATTTTTTTGCAATCGAAGATATTATTTTTTATAAAGGAAAAAATATTGCTTTCTCTACTTTTACGAATAAGTTAAGTATTTTTGAGAATATTTTAAAGAGAGAAATTCAACAACAGCCTACGAATAATCCAGAAGATGTAATTATAGGGTTACCTATTATTACTTCTATTGATAAAGTCAATACTGATATAATTTCTAAATTACCATACAAGATCAAATATATTCAATTTAGAAATTATAAAAAACAAAATGGAAATCAACGTTTTCAAATGTCATATATTGATTATTTGGATTTATCTATTCAAGAAAAAACAAAAGTTTTTTTAGTAAAACCAGATATTAAAAATGACATATATCATTTATATTTAGACGATAAATATATTGATGTCGCTTGTATTCCTGATTATAAAACGAGTGTTTTTATGAATCATTTATTTAGAAATATTAAAGAAAATTCCAATTTGGATTTATTGGAAGAAAGCGATGATGAAGATGATGATGATTTTGTTTATCTAGATAGAGAATATAAAATGGTGTGTAAGTATAATAAACAATTTAAGAAATGGACACCTGTTTCTTTAGAAAAGTAACAATCTTATTATATTATATCAATATATAATGGTACAACCACCGTTAAGCGGAATAAATGGTCATTTTGTAAATACAGATAATTCACATCTAGCATATTTTGGTTCGACTGATACGTCTAGAAGTTTTGGTTTGTCGGGTGCTACAGACAATAGTTTAGCGGCAAATGCCTCGCGTATTAGAGGAGGGTCTTTGTTAAAAAAAAGAAGAATGACAAAACGAAGAAAGTGTATGACAAAGCGTGGAAAAACAAAACGACGAAAAACTAAACAAAGAAAAAGTAAAAGAAGAAATTATAAAGGTGGTTCTTGTACTTCGTGTAATACTCCATATAATCCATATGCAAATATACAAAACGGTGGATTACATTCAGTTACCAATTGTAATAATGGCTATTCTACAGGAGGTGTTTTACAAGCTGATAATTTGGGATTAGCAAATCCGGTTCCATATCAACCTCATAGTAATTTTGTAAATCCTCATTATCCAAATCAACAATTATCATTTTAATGATACTATTTTTTATTTTTTCTACTTTTTTTTCCACCATATCCCATTAAAGTATTTCTTTCTAAAATATTACTATATTCCAAATCTTTTTCTTTATTTTCGGTAGATTTACATGAAAAATCTGTTATTAATATTTTGTCGATATTGTAGAAATCTTGTAATATTTTAGATATATGTAATAAATCAATTGTATCAATATTTATGTAGTAAATATATTTTTTATTTTTCATTTCTTTACTTTTTAATCTGCTCTTAATAATTTTTATACTTCTATCGATTTCATCTATTGGTTCAGAAGATGAATCACTAGAAGAAGATAGTCTTGTTTCTATTCCTCTTGTCTCTTTGATATCTCTAAATAAACGTGACAATTCTTTTTTAAAAAAAATATTATAAAATTTTCGTTCGCCTCTTATTACAATACTAAAAACAATACTATCATATATATTACTTTCATCTTCCATATTATATATAGTATTCCAATACACCGATTTATTTTTTTGTATATTACACGAAAATTTTTCGCGTATTAGAGGGTCTATTGGTAATAGAGTTTCTCTTTCCATTAATTTTTGTTTTAGGGCTAAATATACAGAATAAGATTGTTCGATAGAAGAAATAGTGGGATATGTTCTTGCAAAGTTACATCCATTTCTTTCATAATCTTGAATAATTGATAAAGATAAATTGATAGGTGTTTCTGGTGTAAAAAGTATTTCATCAAGAATATTTAATATTTCTTTATGAAATATTGGATCACTTAATGTTCGAAGGTGTGTTTTTCGTGATTCAAAAATAAAATCGGTTTCTAACAATAAATGTATTTTTTCTGGTTCTGAAAAAAAAGGTGAAGCCATAAATCGTTTTGCACAAATTCCAATATTGGATACATTCTTTTTCTCTACATTTCGTAATGGACAATCTACTAATATGGGCAATCCTTCAGCGTCTAATAGTAGAGAAGCATGAGAAGCAATAGAAATAAACAATGTTGTCTCTGGATTATATGTGTCACAATAAGAAATTATTGTTTCTTCTTTAATAATAGGTTGTTTAGATACTTGTTTCTCTACCCACGCATCAATGGATACATCTTTTGGTATGCCTTTTTTAACTCTACGTTTCATATATTTATAATTTACTATTATAAATATATTAAATTGAATTGTATTGTTTTCTTTTTGCTGAATAATTTTTTTTTGATGTTAAACTATTCGCTTTCAGTATATTTCTTGTTGGAAACAATAAATCCAAATCACTTCTTTCCAATTCAGGAACATCATCGAATTCACTAGTTCTTGCTCTACTTTTTGCTGTCGTTCGCATTTTTATTGCTTTTCTAAACTTATATGTTTTTAATTGTTGTTGAATTTTTTTAGCTGATTTTTTTTCCAAATTTTCTCTAACAAACTGTTTAAATAATCGTTGAAGTGTTGTTTCTTCAAATAATTGTATTGGGTTATATGTATCGTGTCTTAGCGGGTCGAATGTTTTTATTGGTTTTATTTTCTTAGTCAAAAAAGATTGAATTTTTATAGCTGCTTTGTTATGGTGAATACGTTCATTTTCAGTTATATATTCTTGAATAAAAACATCGTGTAAAGTTTGGTATTGAAAATCTGTTAGTTTATTTATAAAATAATAATTTTTAATGAAATAATTACCTGGGATTCTTATTAAATTAAAATATTTGTTATAACCAATAATTATATCAATAAAAGGAATTTTAATTAATCGTGAATTTTTTACATAAAAAAAATATAAATTATGTAACATATATTCAGCAATTATGGTCATTTTGTCATTGTATTTTATGTTTGTTGTTTTTAATATTTGATCTTTATCGAAATTATTTATATAAATCATACTTTGAAACTGTTCAAAGGTGTCGTACGCTGGTTCAAATAATATTGATATCATTTTACTAAAAAATATTTCAGATTTTTTTGAAGATAAAACAAGATAATTATAGTCTTTTCCCCAACCTTTTCTTGGAGTAGTATATTGATATTCTAATTCTAATAAATATAATAAACGACCTACATGATTAATTGCTTTATGATATGATATTTTATACTTTTCGTGAATAATTTTATTTCTTATGGCATATGCACTTAAATTACCTATAATTAATTCACTAACATCATCAATTTTGTATTCAATGCCATTTATATCTATATTAAAATATGTTTCATCTTTATTATTTGTTCTAAAATAGGACTTATGTTTACATACTATTCCAGCATACACAAATTCTAATACGTGATCAATTTCATTACCAATTTTCATAATAACTTGTATTTTATACATATCTCCTACGATAAAAGAGGCAATATAAATTAATCCATGTATATCTTTTAAATTATATCCCAATTTTTCTTTTTTATAATAAGGTTTTAATTCATCGTATCTATCAATATCAAATTCTTTGATATCGGGAAACATTGTTCTTATTTTTTCAGGTGTATCTAACTCGAGTGTTAGAACATTAGTTATTGATTCTACTAACCATTTTCCTAAAGCACAAATATATGAATTTAACCATGTTGGTGGATCTGTTTCATTCGTTTTATCAGATTGGACAAAAAAATAGTAATCTTGATTAAAATTTGTTGGAACATCATTTTTTATATCAGTATTTAAAAGTTTTAATTTTGGTAATTGTAAAAGAATATCTATATCTCCAGTAGGGTCTATAAATTCATTTAAATTAACCTTTGGATATTTACGACTTATTATTTCATATACACAACCACCAAAAAAAATATATTTAGGTAAATCACTTGTCGATGATACTAAACCGATTGAATATTTATACAATTCGTCATTAGAAATTAAATTTGGATTAAATGTTGGATTATCTTCAGTGTTTTCTTCAGGATTGTCTTCAGGATTTTGTGTGCATATTTCACAAGGACCTATATATTGAAATTCATTCCATTCAATTAAATTTGGTATTTCTAAGAATATATACGAATAAGGATAAATATTTGTTATCCATTTAATTCTATTTTTACTAAATGTATACCTAAAATCCAAATCTTTATAATTTGTTAATTTAGGTGCGTCACTAAGAACTGTTGAAAAAGTTAATCCCCCACCTTTCATATAAAATAATAATATTAATATTAATATTATTTTAATAAACATTTGCCTACAAAATGTTCTTCTTCTTCAACATCTTTTTTCTTGTTTGGATACACAATTTGATAATTTTGTTTCTTATAAAATGTTTTTCTTTTTTTCCATTGATTACGAAAAGGTTGATGTTGATCAATAATATCAATGACAACTGGATTTCCGTGTTTTTCTCGTAATATTCTTCCAACTGCTTGTTCTATATCTGTTTTTGGTGTAGCCATTAATAATGTAGTCAATGATTTAATATCTAATGCTTCAGCCGCCATTGAATAAGTAGCAATAACTATTTTCTTAGATTCGGTTTCTTTTAATGCTACTTCTTTCATTCCACCAATATAATAACCTACACTTCCATCAGCAATTTTTCTGTGAGCAATTGCGTCGAAAAGATATTTCAAGATATTCTTGTTGTGAGCCAATATCATCATTTGTTGATTTTCATTTTCTTCGAATGATTTACTCACAATATCTAAAATAAATTCAGTTCTTCTATTATAAGTACATAATTTAGATATCATTGTACTATACATTATATTTCCTCGATAATCTGTTTTTATCTCATTAAATTCTGGGTCATCAGATATATATTCCATTGCTTTTACAGTTACATTATGTTCTTCTTCTCTTTTTCCTTTGAAAATAACATCACCCAAAAACATTTTAAAAACATTTGTAGTTCCATCTTTTCGATTCATTGTTGCTGATAATCCCAACATATTTTTAGTAACAATTTTAAATAATGCGCAGGAAAATACTTCGCTTGATATATGATGTACTTCATCAATAATTGTGAATCCAAAACTATTAAATAATGATGATGGATATTCTTTCATAGAAAGAGATTGTAACATACCCATTACAATATCTTTATTTTCAATATCAATAATTTGTCCTTGTATTCTTCCGATTCTGGTATTAGGTAAAAATTGTTCGATTCTTTCAATCCATTGATTTAATAAGAATTCTTTATGGACAATGATTAATGTTTTTCTTTTGAGTAGAGAATAAATATATAATGATAAAACTGTTTTACCAAACGCACAAGGTAATTCTAATAAACCTCCACCTTTTCCATTATTTACGTTTTTCATAAATGTATCGACAACTGGGATTTGAATGGGTCGTAGAGAACCGATAAAAGTTGGATTGACTATATCACCGTCTGTTATTTTGATTTCTTTAGGTTTATGAAATTTATTTATTCCATAATATCTTGGAACATATATTTTATGTAATGATTCTCTATAAATTGGAAAAGTTACTTGTTTATGTTGTCCTCCACAATTATTTATAATCATTGGTTTAGCCATCAATTCATTTTTTATTTCTTCCAATTTTTCTCTAGTTAATTCTTTTTTTAAGATGGTGTATCCTTTACCTCCTAAATATGAATTTAACATTGACATTTAACTTTATAAATACATTATTATTCGTAATGTATTTATATTAATTTATATAGACAAACTGTAACAATAATCAATTCATGGTGTTTTCTTAAATAAAATATCATTATCATATATGAATATTGATACACAAACACTGTTTGAAAAAAAAAATCTAGGACAATTAACATTAATTATATTATTTTTAATATATTTGATTATGGGTTATAATATACCTTATAGTTTAGCGGTTTTAATTGATTCTGTATGGGGAAAAGTAATTGTAGTTGGATTCGCAATAATATTATTTGCACAATCGAATCCAATTTTAGGAATTTTAGGATTTTTTGTTGCATACAAATTAATAATGTCATCATCAATAGAATCTGGAAATTACGGAATCCAAAATTATATACCAACAGAAGAAAAAAAGTATGCAAAAATGATTAATAATAATGTTTATCCTTATACATTAGAACAAGAAATTGTTAAATTGAGAGCACCTATATATGATTACAATTCTGATACAACATCTTATTCGTTTACTCCTGTTTTAGATAATCAATATAATGCGGCATCTGTATTAGATATAGGTGTTATTTAGTTTTTTTTTTATCATATAACTCTTTTAAATATTGAATAATATTATATAATGTAGCGGTGTATTGGGAGGTATTTGTTGGTGAGCCCAATGGACTGGCAACTAGAGATGTGGCCATAGAAGTAGCTGTTGAAGATTTATTTGAAACTTTTCTATAAATATTTGTTCCTGCTACAAATAACAATATTACAAATAAAAATATACCCATTATTTCTAGTAGTGTCATATTTTTAGGGCTACTACCAGAAGTACTATATTTAGGGTCATAAGTGCTAATATTTTCACCGCTTTTATCAAATAGTATATCTTCTGTACCGCTATTATTTACGGGTTTACAGTCGATATAAATTTCATCGCCGTCATATTTTATGGGTCCTTGTTTATTATAAAATAAGTTAGAAACACTTGGAAATAAGGATGTTTCCGATGGTTCTGTTATTAAACTCTTCATAATATCAGTTAAATCGCTAGATACATATATTGCGTTAGTTAATCCATAACAAATAATGTCAACATTATTTTTATCATAATAATAATAAAATGGATCATATTTAATGATATTATTCAAATTATATTCTACATCTAGTTTTAAATCGCTACTATATCCAGCAGTAATATGAAGGGTAGCAATTCTATTTAATATGTTATTTAATAAATTACTTGGTGATCCAGACTGATTACTTAATGGAATACATATTGCTAAAAATTTTCCATTTGAATCACATTTATGTAAAATGACAATTTCTCCATCTGAAAAAGATCCATTAAAATAATGTACTGAATGAAAATATAGGTTTATAGATACAACGTTATACTCAGAATTATTAAATGTTACCGGTAATTTTGAAGCTTTATCATAAGATAAACTAAACAAGTCTGTTTTATTTGTAGCAATACAAGTAGGACTTGTATTATAATTGTATTTAAATATACATTTTTCATCACATTTTCCAGTAACTTTTTTTAATTGTATATTCATAATATTATTATCATTACTCATAATATTATAATATATTATTTTGTAGGTATTAATTTTTGCGCGATATCAGTAAGTCCATTTAATCCATCCATATTTAAACCATTTAATAAACCTTTTGCTGTTTCTATAAGAGGTGTCATATTTTTCATTGCGTCTACTAGTTGAACTTGTTGTTCTAATAATTGTTGTGTATCACCCGTTAATCTTTTTATTCCATCGCCGCCTAATATTTTACTTAAGTCATCATATGCATCTTCAACAGTAGAAGCATAATCGATTCTGTTTCTTTTTCCAATACTCATACCATTCATTCCATCTTTTGATGATGTTGTTGGTGTTGGATTTGTTGATGATGATGATGGTGGAGTTTGTGTGGTAGTTGAATTAGATGTATCATCTGGTTGTTTTGAACTATCATCTTTTTTGTTCTTGTCATCATTATTATCATCTTTACTTTCATTTTCCATTCCTTCTTTTACCTTTACTCCTAAATTAGCAATAAATGTCAAGATTAAAGCTAATCCTAATACAATCGTCATATTCTTATTATAAAACCAAATTATGTATCCTATTAAAGAATATAAAATGATTAGATTTAATTTTTTTGCTAAAAGAAGTGAAAATAAAAAGATACCACTCAAAAATAAGACTAAATACAATATATATTTATTAGTAAGTATTTTTTGATAATTAGGCATTTTTCCTATTTTACCTAGTTTTTTTACTGAAAACTTCATATATATAATAATAACATAAAATTGAAATAAATAAGAATAAAGTAAATAATAATAATTGAATAACAATGAAAAACACAATATTTAGAATTGTTTTGTGTGAATTATTCCATCCATTAATATTTGGAAAAGATGAAAATAGTGATAAAAATATAGATGGACACTTTTTAGTACTTAATTCTTATTCTCGTTATTTTAGTAATAATATCGAAGAGGAAGACGATGAAGAGGAAGAAGAAGAGGAAGAAGAAGAGGAAGATGAAGAATATGAAGAATATGAGGAAACAATTCCATTGTATAATGATAATATTTTTGAGATAGTAGAGAATGATATATCTTATCTAAATACACCCGGAGGAAGAAAAACCCTTCCTAATATTAATAATCCTTTAATAAATCATTCACTTATAAGAAATTACAGAAAAATAGTTAAACAATGGTTAAGATTTGAGATTGCTCAGTGTATTGTATTATCTGGTGGCGAATATGTTGCAATACTAAAAACGTTTTGGATAAAAATAATTATTCGAGCTTTTAAAAATGCGTTTAAAAGAAAAATGTGGAAAATACATTTAGAACGTTTAAAAGGAATAAGAATAACTACACAAAATCAATCATTATTAAAAGGATTATTAAATAAACTATCTTAATGTAATTCTTTGATTTCCTTCTCTATTTGTTTTATTTTGTAATTTAATTCGTCGTAAAATTCTAACAAATTATTATTATTTTTAGTATGGGTTAATATTTTTTTAAATGCTTCTAATTGTTTTTTCTTTGTTTCGATCAAATGAAAAATATAATTATCATATTCTTTTTTTACAACTTCTAAATATTTATTATTCTTAACCGATTGTTTTATTTCTCTACTTTTATTTATTAAAAATGATTGTTTTTGTTTAATTTGTTGTTTTATATTATCAATATTTTGATCTCTTGTTGCTAAATCAAATTCTATTATAATCGATTCATACATTTATATATATATTATTTTTAAAATTGAAGTAAAATAATTTAATAATTTAATAAATAAATTATTAAATGAATATAGATTACACGAAAAAAACACGTGAAGAATTAATTGTTATTTGTAAAGAAAAAAAAATAAAATGTTATAGTAAAAAGAAAAAAGAAGAAATAATAAAATTATTAAAAGATGAAATCAAAGATGAAATCAAAGATGAAATAAAAGATGAAATAAAAGATGAAATCAAAGATGAAATAAAAGATGAAATCAAAGATGAAATCAAAGATGAAATCAAAGATGAAATCAAAGATGAAATCAAAGATGAAATCAAAGATGAAATCAAAGATGAAATCAAAGATGAATTAAAAATGATTGATTTATTTGCTGGAACAGGAGCATTTTCAAAAGCGTGTGAAAACACGAAAAAGATTAAATGTGTATTTGCAAATGATATGGAAAAAACTTCAAAAAATATATATGATATTAATTTTAATCATTCTCTTACATTAAAAAATTTAAATGATATTGATGTTGAATATATTCCAACACACGATATACTTACTGGTGGGTTTCCTTGTCAACCATTTAGTATTGCTGGACATCAAGAAGGGTTTCAGGATAAAAGATCGAATGTATTTTGGAAATTATTATCAATCGTTGATTATCATTCTCCATCCATTATTATACTTGAAAATGTAAAAAATTTAGTCTCACACGATAATGGAAAAACATTTGAAATAATTAAAACGAATTTAACTGAACGTAATTATTATATAACTTATAAAATATTAAATACTTCAGAGATTATAGGAATACCTCAAAATAGAGAAAGAATATATATTGTTTGTTTAAAGTCAAAAGAAATTCATAATAAATTTTCTTTGGATTTTCTTAGTGTACCATTATTACCTATATCTTTATTTTTAGAAAAAGAAGTAAATAAAAAATATTATTACACTGATAAATCTTCAACGTGGGAATTAGTAAAGAACGCAGTAATAAAAAAAGAAACAGTATATCAATATAGAAGAGTATATGTTCGAGAAAATAAAAGTAATGTTTGTCCAACACTCACAGCTAATATGGGATCGGGTGGACATAATGTCCCTTTAATATTAGATGATTTTGGTATACGAAAATTAACACCTAGAGAATGTTTTAATTTACAAGGATTTCCATCATCATATAAATTACCAAATATATCTGATTCTCATTTATATAAATTGGCGGGGAATGCTGTTTCATATCCAGTGGTAGAACTAATTGTGAATCGTTTGATATCGTTAATTTGTTAAATAATATTAATTAGTATATTTTTACTACATAAGGATTTTCTGTAATACATTTATTTGATAATCTTAATTCTAATCTTTTTTTTGCTTTATATAAAATAACTTTTCCATCTTTTTCATCGATAAAATTAACAACTCCTATACTTTGTCCTTGTTTTGAAAATCCAGATGACCTAACATTATCTATTAAATCAATATTATATATAAATGAACATAAATATACACTATTATCAACCGTAATATATGACAATATATATAAATTATTTAATGAATATGATTTTATCACATCATTTAATTTCTTTTTTAAATTATCCATAAATAATTGAATTGCTAATTCATCTTCTTTATTTTTAAATAAACCATCTAATTGTAATCCTGCTTCTTTAAAATTTTGTATTAAACTTTTTTCATTTGATAATCCATTACCCATACATACACACATTACATCAATACCATCCATAGTAGATGTAATTACATCAGTAGCTACATTTCCTTTACCAATAGTTTTACCACATGTAGATTCAGCAATCCAAAATTCGCTAAATTCATCTTCAACATAATATTGTCTATTTGATTTTTTATAATATTCTTCTCTTGATACCATATAATTAAATAATTGTTCTTTTATATAATCAATATTAATACAAGACGGTATCTGACATAATTCCAACACATTTTGTCTTTCCATTTATTGGATATATATGATATAAAATGTAATATATATATCAATTTTATATAAATATATTTTATCAATATATAGTAATATGGCTGAACCAATTCTTACCCCAAATGATAAAAGATTGGTAATGTTTCCGATTGAACACGAAGATATTTGGGAAATGTATAAAAAACAAGTGGATAGTTTTTGGAGAGCAGAAGAAATTGATTTATCAAAGGATTATAATCATTGGGTAATAAAATTAACAGATGAAGAGAGATATTTTATCTCTACTATTTTAGCATTTTTTGCGGCAAGTGATGGAATTGTATTAGAAAATTTGGCAGTACGATTTATGAATGATATTCAAGTAGCCGAAGCGAGAGCTTTTTATGGTTTTCAAATTGCGATGGAAAATATTCATAGTGAAACATATAGTTTATTGATTGATACTTATATTAAAGATAATGTAGAGAAAAATAAATTATTTGAAGGAATTGCGAATTTTCCTTGTATAAAAAAGAAGGCTGATTGGGCACAAAAATGGATTCACGATAAAGAAAGCAATTTTGCTGTCAGGTTGATTGCTTTTGCGTGTGTAGAAGGAATTATGTTTTCTGGAGCTTTTTGTTCTATTTATTGGTTGAAAAAAAGAGGATTGATGCCCGGGTTAACCTTTTCAAATGAATTAATTTCAAGAGATGAAGCATTACACGCTGAATTTGCTGTATTAATTTATAAGAAATTACTTCATAAATTGTCTAGAGAAAAGGTAGAAGAAATTATTAAAGAAGCAGTTGATATTGAAAGTGAATTTATTTGTGAAGCATTACCTTGTCGATTGATTGGTATGAATGCAATATTAATGACACAATATATTCAATTTATTGCTGATCGATTATTAGTTCAATTAGGATATGATAAAATATATAATGTAATCAATCCATTTGAATGGATGGAGTTAATATCTATTGAATCAAAAGCAAACTTTTTTGAAAGTAACGTAAGTAGTTATGCATTAGCAAATAAAACAAAAGATGAAAGCGTATTTGATTTAAATACAGAATTTTAATTAAATTCTATTAAAATAATTGTATCATTTTTAATGTTTATTTGGGTATTCTTGTTGGTCAAAATATTGTTTTTCATCAAAATTTGTATTATTAAATATATTATTATTTATATTTTCAATTGTTATATTCATATCATTATACATTTTATTATTTTTACCATGATTATGACGTAATACCATTCCATCAGGTGTATTTAATACCTTTGGAATAAAAATAATAAATTGTTCTTTATTTTCAAATATATAGTTACTTATATAATATTGGTCAAATGGCCAATTATTATGATAACGTATATTATTATATAAATGATTAATTATATTTGTATACATTTGTTTTGTAAAGTCATTATTTTTAATTATAAATGATCCGCTATTAATAAATGTATTACGTTTTCTATATGGATCTCTTGAAAAACAACCGTGTTTATTTTTATCATTTATTAAATTATTAATTATTATATTTAACCAATAACCATTTTGTATCCATGCATCACTATCTAAGAAAACTAATATATCACATTTGTTTTCTAGTAAAAAATCATTAATAATATGTATTTTTTTAGTTGCTGGATGAATATTTCCATATTTATTGTTATCTATTTTTATAAATATATATTCATAATTTAAATAATTACAAAAACATTTATTTATATATTGGGTTTTTAATAAATAATCCAATGATTCACGATTATCTGCTTGTAATACACATATTTTTTCCATATTAATATAATATATATAATTACAATTACAAACTTTATAATTATAAATATAAAATTATAATTATAGTCATTTATATGATTTATCTTTGCGTTAAAGGAGGATTAGGAAATCAATTATTTCAAATATTTACTGCGATTGCATATTCGTTAAGAGAAAAGCAAGAATTTGTTTTTTATTATTATAAAAAGATAGGAAATAGAGAAACGTATTGGGATTCTTTTTTATGTGAGTTAAAAAAATATACTAATCCAATGATTAGTGCTGAAGTAAAGACAATCACAGAAACCAATTTTTGTTATAATGAATTACCCAACCCATTTTTTAAAAATATTCATTTACAAGGTTATTTTCAATCTCATAAATATTTTGAAGAATATAAAACAGATATTTTAGAAATGATTGGTTTTCAAAATAAATTAAATAAAATGAAATCGATTTATTATACAATTATTGATAATATAAATCCAACAATAAGTATTCATTTTAGAATAGGTGATTATATACTTTTACCAAAACATTATCATATTTTAAAATACGAATACTATTTCAAAGCATTAACTCATATCATTTATCAATTAAATAACGTAGATTTAAATGTATTATATTTTTGCGAAGAAGGAGATGTAGAGAACGTGAATATTATTATAAATCAGATAAAAGAAAATTTATCCAATATATCTTTTATACAATGTCCATTTCATTTCAAAGATTGGGAACAAATGTTGTTTATGTCTTGTTGTAACCATAATATTATTGCAAATAGCACATTTAGTTGGTGGGGAGCATATTTAAATCAAAACAAACATAAAATAGTTTGTTATCCATCATTATGGTTTGAAGAAAAAAATAAACATTTAGATACAAAAGATTTATTCCCGAATGATTGGATAAAAATATAATATCCTTGATAAAATATAATATCCTTGATAAAATATAATATCCTTGATAAAATATAATATCCTTGATAAAATATAATATCCTTGATAAAATATAATATCCTTGATAAAATATAATATTTAATTATTATAATTTTCTAAAATATAATAAGTAGCATTATCACTAATGGGATATATTTGTCTACCACCGGAATTGAAAATATATTTTGCTTGAATTCCCATTTCTTCGTTTAAAGAAAATAATAATTCACATCCATTTTTTTTAGTAAATCCGTAAATTACGGATTGTGATACTTGAATCCAATAATATTCATTATTTATTTCTTTTAGATAAAAAGAAATATATATTTCACTATTTGTATTATCCGTACTTAATTTTGGATAAAATCCTATTTTGTTCATTTCGACAATATTATAATACATTTTTTTTGTGATCATTATATTATAAAATTGAATAATTATTAAATAAAAAAATAAAGATTAAAATGAAAAAACATTATAAAATGTTCAAAAATGTCAATTTACAAACAGAAAATACAGGTAAAATATTTGAAATGGCGATTTGTAAAACATACAATATTCCATATGTTGGAAAATATAAATATGGAATGGAAGAACCAGAAATTATAAAAAATAAATTAAGTTTGTTAAAAGAACATTTTCCACAGTGTATTCATACCGCAGAAAAACGAAATAGATATGATTTTACTTCTATCGATGGAATTCATCATCTTTCGGCAAAAACAGTTAAAAAAGGAAATGGAAAAGTTGCTCCTCAATGTATTGGTCAAGCAAATCCCATTTTATTTTGTAGTTTATTAGGAATTGTTTTTACATCTATTCCAACTCTCAAAGAGTATATACAAAAACATATTACATTTATTTTACCTTTCTTGGTAAATTATACATTTGATTGTCCTAATCTTTATTATCATAAAGAAAGAGATACCATCCAATACATTCAATTTCTTCAAGAAATTGATTGGTTAAAATATGAATATACATGGACGAAAACATATAAGGAATGGAATAATTCATCTATATTAAAAATAAAAATAAATAAAAAATATATTTCTTTGGTAGAATTCCAATTTCATTCCAAAAGTCGTTCGAATATGACGATTCGTTGGTTTTATGATAACTTTTTAACAATATTTAATGACAAATTGAATATCATTCATATTTTCTAAGAATAAATAAATATTCTTTTACTTCTACATCATTATTATACTCATATGATTTAAATCTTTTATAACTTTTTTCTACAAATGTAGCTGAACCATATAAACTCATTAATTCTAATATTTTTTCTTTGGATAAGATACTTTCACTATTATAAGAAAGGAATATCCATTTTGTTTTTAATTGACTGAATAATAAATCGAACGATTTCTCTACTTCTGTTTTTTTACAAAAGGAAGAAATAAAGCAATCTGATGGAATTCCTGTTTTTCCTTTGAGAATGGGTTCTTCTTGTATTAAATTCTTTGCAATCACATTTAATGGAAAATAATTCTTTGAATATTGTCTTTCATTATAAGGTGGGTCTAAATAAACTAAATCAGTTTCAAATGAAGAAAGGAAATCAGTATTTAATACATCACTATGAAATGTATTTGAATTAGAACGTGGTAAGACTATATTTGTATGAATAGGTAATAATACTAAATCTTTCATTGCTTTTACTTTGAAATTTTTTAGATAACAACCATAAACAGCGGGAACATTACTTACTGCGTCAGCGCTTATGATTAAAGAAGCCAACATAAAATTATATTCTTCTAGAGAAATTGTATCTTTTAATATTTCAATTCGATTGCGTATATAATCAATACGTTTAGCGTTATCAATTGTAAAGAATTTTCTTTCATTTAATTCAAATGGGCTATAATGTTTTGTTATAAAACCAACTGTATTAATATATTTATTTTCTTGAATTTCTTTTTGTATATTTTTAATTATTTCTCTACATTTTTCTGTAAAACAAGATTTTGTAAAAGCAAATGTAATTATATAACTATATAATTCAGAATCATTTGATATTACAATTGAGTTGAGATTTCTAAAATGATAGGATACAACACCAGTACCAGCAAATAAATCGGCAATTGTTTTATCTTCAAAAGATGACCATTTTGTGTGTTCTAACATATTGAATGTAATCCAATCTAGTAATTGATATTTAGAACCAATATAATTTAATCTTTTTATTTTTGGTATTTCAATAGTGGTTGGATTATGTGATAATATCAGTTGGATAATTTCTTCTTTTTTCTTCGAAGAATGATTTTTCATATTATTTTCTTTACAAAAAGAAATTAATTCAACTTTTGTCTTTTTTTTCAGTGATTCGAAATCCATTTATTAATTAATAATTTAATTGTAAATTATTAATTTTTATCAATTTTATTTATATGACTTATCCAATTATTTTAGAGAATCATTATGGAATAAATGTTGTAAGAGATGATTTATTGGTTGGAGGAACAAAAAGTATTCTAATGAACAATATTGATAAACCAAATATAAATGAATTTGTATATGCTAGTCCTGTTTATGGTGGGTTTCAAATTGCGTTATCAGCTTATTGTAAATCAGTAGGTAAAAAGGCTACCATATTTTGTGCAAAACGAATAAATAAGCATACAAATACAAAAAAATGTATTGAATATGGAGCAAATATTATTGAAGTACCATTTGGATATTTGAGTGTAGTAGAGAAAAAAGCAAGAGAATATTGTTACAATAAAACACAAGTTGAAAAAATTATATTCGGAGCAAAAAGCGATGAAAATAAAAAAATAATTTCAAATAGAGTAACAGATGTTTTAAAACAAATTACACCAGATGAAATATGGTGTGCGATTGGTTCGGGAACATTAATTTCAAGTATATTAATGTCAGTAGATAAATCGGTCAAAGTGTTTGGCGTCCAAGTAGGTGCTGAATTTATTCCAGATAAAGAATATCCTAATTTAACGATTTTTAAATATCCAAAATCATTTGATAAAGAAAGTAAAATAATAATTGATTTTCCTTCTACGCCAAATTATGATAAAAAAGCATTTGAAATTTGTCTGACAAATAATATTAATTCGAATAAAAAAATATTATTTTGGAATGTATTATAATTATTCTATTATATATCTTGCTCCTTCAATAAAAGTAACTCTATTTGTTTCGTATCTGAAAACTTGAACTTGTATTTCAAAATCTAAATAAAGAATAAAATAATCTTTTTCGTGATTGATAGTTAGATAAACGTGTGTATGATTTGTTGTTGGATCGTATATTTTAGGTTGAATCGTATATAACTTGTTATATCTTTCATCATCGTCTGGAATTCTTTTTATTTTATGAAAAGTATATTCTTTTATTATTTCAATTACTTCTTTTGGAATAAGTAATTGATTGATAACGACTTGTGTAGCAATTGTCGACATTGTTTATTGTAAATAATTATTTATTAATATTTAATTCAATTTATTTGAATAAATATGGTTTATTCAAATCTAATAGTAGAGAAGAATAATTTGTATTTTTATTCTCTATATCACTAAATCCTTCTCTTTGAATCACTGTTAATGGTGTTATTAAAAACCAATTATCTTTTTCTTGAAGAGACAACCAATATTTATCAATTGCATAAAAAAAATGATCATTTGGGTTTTTTATAAGAAGAGTGATTCCTTCTTTGATATTTTTAATTAATGTATCATAATAATGATTCAACACAATATATCCAGTTGTGGTTTGACATTTATTTATTTTAACACAAAAATCACCATATGTTGTATAAGGTGGAACATTATTCCCAGCAAATAATAATACATCCCATTTTATTTCTGAAGATAAAAATTGATTTAGATTTTCAATGAAAATAGTTGGATTTAAAAATTGGATATCATCTTCTACGATTAAAACGTGATCCCAATTATTATTTTTTGCTTTTTCAAGACATTTTAAATGACTCATACTACACGCTACTCTTTTATTTTTTAATTGTGTTGCATTCATTCTATGAATAGGGATATCCAATATTTTAAATTCATCCATTACTTCTATTTCTCTATCTTTTCTTGATTCCAAATTAATAAAAAGTGCATGTTGAATATCTTTATAATTTTTCATATAAAAATTATATATGAATATTTTTATATTATATTATGAAATTTCATAATATAAAATTCTAATAGTGGGAGAAGGTTTCGATCCTTCGACTTTCTGGTTATGAGCCAAACACGCTTCCTCTGCGTCATCCCACTACGAATATCTATTCAATAAAATCTTTAAACTATTTATAATATTAATGAAATAATATTTTATCAACCGTTGTTTTCACACAAAATAATCGATGTAAAATTATTCCCAAAATGAATAAAACTATACAAGTATAAAAAAATGATTTTTTAAAAAAATATGAAATTAAATAAGCAGTAAATATTGTTGCTAAAACATCAACTATTGCTATATTTAATATTCTATATGAATGAACACCTTCATTTGGATTACCGAAAATATTTTTATATTTACACAAATCCATACAATAAGTATGATTTATTTTTTCCAGATATAAGCCATTTCCAAATAATTACTTTGTCTTTTTTTTAATTTTTTATAGGGTATTATTTCGTGTGCATTACCGAAAAGTGGAACTAATACTTTTTCATATATTTCTCTACAAACATTAATTACAAAAGTTCCATTTGTAGAGAGTGAATCATATGTTTTTGTAAATAATGGTATATAAAATTGTTCATTCATTTCTTTCTTTGAAGAATAAAGAATATTATTTTCATATTTCTCTAAAAAATAATAAGGCGGTGAAGTAAATATAAAATCATAATTTATTTTTGAATAATCAAAATTCAACGCATTTTCAAAATACATTTCTACATTCGTTTTTGATTTATTTTTTAAGAAAGAAATCATTTTTTCATATGGTTCTCTTAAATGATGATTGATTTCGATTCCTATATATTTTTCTATATTTAATGCACAAGAAGCTACTAAAGATCCGCCCCAACCCGAACAACAATTCAAAACTATTTTTGGATTATATTTTGCATATATTTGCATACAAAATAAAGGTCTCATTACATTGATAGAAGTTATACAAACATTATATATTTCTTTATAAATACAATATTGATTTCTTGTTTTTATCTTTTCGTAGAAGGTAATCATTGTTTGGATAAATTTCTTTTTTTTGAATTCTTCTATATTCTCTAAAAAATCAAAATAATTACAATTATATTTTCCTTTTGTTTCTAATCGTTGTGTAAAAGTAAAATAATCTATTATTTTATTTCCCGTTTCTTTAAAGGCATATTTTTCTGCATCCATGCCTATTTCGATTAATTTATCATAATCTTTCTCTACAATTTCAAAATCTATTTTTCTTACAAGTAGAGAAATATGATTCTTTTCTTCTTGAGAAAAATGATTCAACATATATATAAAATTGAATGAATTTAATATATATAAACAAATAAAACAAGAATAAACAATGGAAACAATTTTAAAAATAATGTTAGGTGTCAACCTGATTGGGTTTTTGTATCGATTGAAAATAAATATACCAAATATTTATTTTCATATAAATTACGAAATTTTTATAAAAGTATTTTCAATAACAATGGTATTATTTATTATTTATTTATTTGTAGAGACAACAAATAATATTTCTTTTATAAAAAAAGAGTTATCTGAAATACGAAAAATATTAATAGAAATAAATGAAAAAGAAATAAATAAAGAAGAAATAAATGAAAAAGAAATAATGATTACTAAAAATAAAAGAAAAATAAGAATGTAAAAATATTATATGAATTAAGTAATTGATATACAGAATATTTTATTTATAGATAAAATACGGAAATAAATTTTAGGAATATAATATTATTTTATATTATATGGCAAATACAAAACGTTGTAAAAAAGGGTATCATAGATGTCGTGTAACTGGTACTTGTATTACTACTCATCGTTCAAGACTCTCTACTAGTAAACGTTGTAGAAATGGTTCTAGAAAATGTGCTAATAAACGATGTTATGGAAAATCAAAAAAGACTAGATACTTATTTAATCTTCATTAACGAATTTCACACAATCGAATATTTACTCAAAATATATAGTTATACCAAGAACCGTTTAGATTTTGAATTACATTATTATTATTTCCTCGATAAAGCATTATCCATATATCACAATTACCACTACCGCAAATGATATAATTACACTTTGACATTATAATTGTTATAGCTAAATATTTTTTTGAAAATTCGTAATTTTTAGAAGGCATTATTAGATCAACTGAACCAATACACTTTTTTATATGTCTTATTTCATCTTTAAAATAAAAAGAATTATTTGGAAAATGATTTGTCATAAATTCTATAAATTCTGTTTCATCGCTTTGGATTAAAAATAATATTTTTGGATTATTTGTTAGTAATTGATTTGCATAATTTAAATATTCATCATAACCACATTTTGTTGTTTCTGTAATTTTATCATTTCCTCTATAAAATAATACACAAATATTTTCATAAATTAAATTATATTTTTTTTCTAAATTATCAACAATTTCATTTATTTCTACTGATGGAGAAAAATATTTTTTAATTAATGGTGTTATATTTTTATAATTTAAATTATTATAATTTGTAAATTGGTCTTCATTATGATACTTGATAGGATGTATAATATCAACATCTGTTATATTATTATAATTTTCAAAATAATGAAATGTAATATCTTTGTTTTTATTGCTATCATTTTTATACCATTTAAATTGTTCAGAACTATCTACAGAATCAGGAATTTTTTTATTAGAATTAATAAAATCTACAATTGAAGATAATTTTACAGAGCAACAAGAAAAAAAACCATGACTATGTGTTATTTGAATCATATAATATATAAATTATTAAAATTAACTGTTTTAAACTTTTCTCATTTAAAACACCCACTTTAGATGAGAAACCTAAATATATACATTATAATATGATAAAATTGAATTAGTTTAAACAATTTTTTACAATTATAAAAAGAGTGATGTTATCGTCTAACGAAATGAATTTGGCAAATAAATATCAACAAAAAACAGATAAACAACATATATTAGATAATCCTGATACATATATAGGTTCAGTAGAAATTGTGGATTCTAATTTGTATATTTTCTCTAATTTTGAAAATGCTAAAATAAATATTGTAGAGAAACAGATACAATATATCCCAGCGTTATTTAAACTTTTCGATGAAGGAATTGTCAATTGTAGGGATCATGCAATAAGAATGGAAAAATCTATCAAAGAAAATCAAGAAAATTGTTTACCAGTAACTAATATTGATGTTAGTATTCAAGAAGATACAATTACAATGTTTAATGATGGAAATGGGATTGATATTGCAATTCATCCAGAAACTCAAGTATGGATTCCTGAAATGATTTTTGGACACTTGAGGACGTCTACAAATTATGATAAAACAGAAAAGAAAATTGTTGGAGGGAAAAATGGATTTGGATTTAAATTGGTATTAATCTGGTCAACGTATGGTATGGTAGAAACAGTAGACCATATCAGGGGTCTAAAATATGTTCAAGAATTTAAAGATAATTTGAATATAATTTGTCCACCTATTATTACGAAATGTAAATCAAAACCATACACAAAAATCACATTTCGACCTGATTATAGTAGATTAGGAATCACAGGATTAACAGAAGATATGTTGAATTTGTTAAAGAGAAGAGTATATGATATAGCAGCAGTGACCGAAAAAAATATTAAAGTGAAATATAATTCTCAATTAGTTCCCGTAAAAAATTTTATTCAATACATTGATTTATATATTGGTACAAAAGAAGAATCGCAAAGAGTGTATGAAACAAATGGTGAGAGGTGGGAATATGCTGTAGCATTATCTTCTACCCACGAATTTATTCAAGTAAGTTTTGTAAATGGAATTCATACATCAAAAGGTGGAAAACATGTGGAATATATATTGGGTCAAATAACAAGAAAGTTAGTTGAATTTATAGAGAAAAAGAAAAAGATAAAGGTGAATATGACGAGTATAAAAGAGCAATTGATTTTATTTATTCGATGTGATATAGAAAATCCATCATTTGATAGTCAAACAAAAGATTATATGAATACACCTTCAAATAAGTTTGGTTCAACGTGTATTGTAACAGACAAGTTTATAGAGAAAGTAGCGAAAATGGGAATTATGGATGCTGCGTGTGCAATCACAGAAATAAAAGAAAATAAAGCGGTTAAAAAAATGGATGGTCATAAGACGAAAAATGTGAGGGGAATACCCAAGTTAGTGGATGCAAATTGGGCGGGCACAGAAAAATCGAGTCAGACAATGATTATTTTATGCGAAGGTGATTCGGCAAAAGCTGGAATTGTTTCTGGGTTATCTTCAGAAGACAGGAATATAGTGGGTGTTTATCCTATGAAAGGAAAAATAATGAATGTTCGAGGAGAAACGAAAAAGAAGATAGTAGATAATAAAGAGATTTCTGATATAAAAAAAATATTAGGATTGGAAATAGATAGAGAATATACTTCAATGGAGGATATACATAAGAATTTGAGATATAGTAAAGTTATATTTATGTGTGATGCTGATTTGGATGGAAATCATATCAAAGGGTTGGGAATTAATTTATTTCAATCGATATGGCCGTCCTTGACAAAAATACCTGGATTCATTTCATTTATGAATACACCTATTCTCAAGGCAAAAAAAGGCGAAAAAGAATTATCATTTTATAATGAAGGAGAATATGAATTATGGAAAAGCGAACAATCAGTGACTACATTGAATCAATGGAAAATTAAATATTACAAAGGTCTAGGAACGAGTACTGGAAAAGAATTTCGTGAATATTTCAAAGAGAAAAAAATCGTTGGATTTGAGATGGGGGATGATTCAGAAGATACGATAGATAAAATATTTAATAAAAAGCGTGCTGATGATAGAAAAGAATGGTTAAGAAATTATGATAGGAAATCGTATTTGAATACATCAAATTCTTCAATAAAATATGAAGAATTTATTAATAAAGAATTAATACATTTTTCAAAATATGATTGTGATAGAAGTATTCCAAACATAATGGATGGATTAAAGATAAGTTTAAGAAAAATATTATTTTCTGCATTTAAAAAGAATTTAACTACGGAAATAAAAGTAGCTCAATTTTCGGGGTATATATCGGAACAATCTTGTTATCATCACGGTGAAGCATCATTAAATGCAGCAATTGTAGGAATGGCACAAAATTTTGTTGGTTCTAATAATATTAATTTGTTTATGCCCAATGGTCAAATGGGTACAAGATTAATGGGAGGTCAAGATTCTGCTTCAGAAAGATATATTTATACACAATTAAGTAGAATCACAAGACATATCTTTTCATTCAAGGATGATAATATATTACAATATTTGGATGATGATGGTTCGCAAGTTGAACCCATTTATTATGCTCCTATTATTCCTATGGTATTAGTGAATGGTTCCAAAGGGATAGGAACTGGGTTTAGTACAAATATATTGTGTTATAATCCGTTAGATATTATTCTCTACTTGAAGAATAAATTATTAAAAAATCCATTGAATACTGAATTTATTCCTTATTATGATGGTTTTCAAGGAACGATTGTTCCAGTAAATGAAAATCATTTTATAGTTAAAGGAAAATATGAAATAATAGGACAAGATAAGATTCGTGTTACAGAATTGCCGGTGGGTTATTGGACAAATGATTTTAAAGAATACTTGGAAGAATTATCGGATGGTGTTGATTCAAAAACGGGTAAAAAAATAACACCGATAGTGAAAGACTATGATGATATGAGTAAGGATACTACAATTGATTTTACGATAACGTTACAAAAAGGAAAATTAGAAGAATTGGGAGAAGAGGGAATATATAAACAATTCAAATTGATTTCTTCATTATCGACAACAAATATGCATTTATTTGATGCTGAAGATAAATTAAAGAAATATTCATCGATTGTAGAGATTATTGATGATTATTTCTTAAAGAGATTAGAAATGTATGTAACGAGGAAACAATGTTTAATAGAACACGTAGAAAAAGAGTTATTATTGTTAAAAAATAAGGTTAAATATATTGAAGAAATATTAGATGGTACGATTGATTTGAGGAGAAAGAGTAGTGAAGAAATAAATAAAATGTTGAGCGATAAAAAATATGAAATAATAAATGAAGATTATAAATATTTAATTAAAATGCAAATGGATTGTGTTACGGAAGAAAATGTGAAGAAAATAGAGAAGGAGTATAAAACAAAGAATGATGAATTAACCTTATTGATAAATACATCTTCAGAAGAGATGTGGTTATCAGAACTAAGTACTTTAGAAGAAGAATATGTAATCTTTAGAGAAGAAAAGGATAGAATGTTTTCTTCTAAAGAAATTCCTAAAAAGAAAACTAAAAAGGTAAAAAAAATGTTGGAACTTTAATTTTATTTAAGAGAACTCATACACATAGAATACAATAAGCGATAAGTAATATAACTGAAAAAATAATTAATTATTAATGCAAAAGCATTAACAAAGAGTAAATAGTTTGGTTTTTTTAACGTAAATAAATAAAAAAATCCAAATATAGAAAATATCAAAACGATTAACGCAATGACACATAAAATATAAAAATAGATACAGTATTGTTTAGGTAGAGTTCCTAAAAATTTATTAGAAAGGTTCGATGTCATCATATTATATATTATATATATAATATAATTTTAAAAATGGCTAACCCATATTTAGAGATATAGTTTATCTAAACTAGTTCTTTAGAAAGATAGAATGTTTTTCTTCTAAAAAAGAAATTCCTAAAAATTAAAGAATTCAAATTATCTAAGAGAGCTGACACACATAGAATATAATAAACGATAAGTAATGTAACTGAAAAAATAATTAATTATTACTGCTAATCCGCTCACAATCATTAAATAATCTACATTTTTCAACGTAAATAAATAAAAAAATCCAAATATAGAAAATATCAAAACGATCAACGCAATGACACATAAAATATAAAAATAGATACAGTATTGTTTAGGTAGAGTTCCTAAAAAATTATTAGAAAGGTTTGATGTCATCATATTATATATTATGTATATAATATAATTTTAAAAATTGGCTAAACCCAATTATGAAGAATTAATTGTTTGTCATTATTGTTTGCTAAAATAGGTGGTGGTATGGGGGTATACATAGTAGAGACGTCAACTAAATATTTTTTATATCCTCTTGCTTCACTATAAACTTGTGGGATACAATAATCCAATACAATTTTATTTAATTGTTGTATTTGTTGTGTTATATTTGTAGGCTGATTTGCTGCGTGTTGTAAATAAATAGATCTCATTATAATTTTTAACGTATCTTCGTCTTGATTAGAAATGACAAATTGTCCATTTGATTTATTATATACTCCTTCTCTAATTGCGCTTTGAATATAACAAATATTCTTATATGAAAAAAATGTATCTGACAAAGATGTATTATTCCATAATCCTTCTGTAGGATTACGAAAGGTAGTACATTGATTTACTGGTATTTTATCATACATTTGGAAACGATCAAATGAATTAGGTGGGTTACACGTTAAAATATTAATTCTTCCATTTGTAATTTTTGAATAATTTTGATTCATTAAATTATAACAATAAAAAAATATGTATATTTTATACAAATGGTTGCGAGTTTTCAGAAAACAACAATGAAGATTGCTGGAATTGTTTTATTGGTATGTATAATAGTTTTAGCACTAATATTATATTTTCCGAGTAATGCTCAAGTATGGCCACCTGTGATTCCAAATTGCCCAGATTATTTTATAGATTCGACAGGGACAGGTTCGAAATGTTTAAATCCTAAAAATATAGGCAAGATAAATAACACTCAAATACCGGATTTTAGCGTTTCACCTTATATTGGTACTAATGGTAATTGTCAAAAATATAATTGGGCGTCATCACAGAATATCACATGGGATGGAATTACTTATGGTGTTCAAAATCCGTGCGAAGCATTAAATAAGTAATGAAGAGATTACATAATACGTTTATAATGAAAATTATATAAAAAAACGATTATTAAATTAGAATGGAAAAATTAGAATTAAATAAATTATTAAATAGAATAAATGAAGAACATAGTTTAAAAGAATATTTGAAAAATTTCGAATTAAATAAAAACGATTTAACAGCAAAAAATAATATTTATTTATATGGTGGTTCAGGCACAGGTAAAACCACATTTGTGATGAATATTTTAAAAGAATTAAATTATGATATAGTTAAATATGATGCAGGTGATGTAAGAAATAAGAGCATTATTGAAAATATAACAAAACACAATATGTCAGATAAAAATATTATGAGTTTATTTAATAAAAAGGCAAAAAAGATTGCGATTGTAATGGATGAGATAGATGGAATGAATAATGGTGATAAAGGAGGAATTAATTCTTTAATAAAAATAGTAAGACCAAAGAAAACAAAAAAACAAAAGCTAGAAGAAAATACAATGAATCCAATTATATGTATAGGTAATTATCATATCGATAAAAAAATAAAAGAATTAATGAAAGTGTGTAATGTGATAGAATTAAAACCTCCATCATATAATCAAATGAATGAAATAATTTCTCTATTGATGCCTAATGTAGAGAAAATTATAAAAGAAAATATAAGTTATTTTGTTCAAAGTGATTTGAAAAAATTAGTGAATATGTGTGAAATATATAATCATAATCCAACGATATTAAAAAGTGAAATATTTAATAATATTTTTGAAAAGAAATCGGTAAACGACGATACCAAAAATATTACGAATAAATTATTTAATAATAATTATGATATAATAGAACATAATTATATTATAAATGACACAGATAGAACGATAATAGGATTATTATGGCACGAAAATGTAATAGATTATATTTCAAAAGAAGATAATAAAAAAGTAATTCCATTTTATTTAAAAGTTTTAGACAATATGTGTTTTTCTGATTATATAGATAGAATTACTTTTCAAAAACAAATATGGCAGTTTAATGAAATGACATCTTTAATAAAGACATTTTATAATAATAAAATTTTTCATGAACATTTTCAAACAAAACCAAAAATATCTGAAGTAAGATTTACAAAAGTATTAACCAAATATTCAACAGAATATAATAATTATATTTTTATACAAAATTTGTGTCAATTATTAAATATGGATCAAAAAGATTTGTATACTTTTTTTTTAAATTTAAAAGAAAAGTATCAGGAAAATTATATTTATTCTCTCTTTGAGAATTATGAAATCAATAAATTAGATATCAATCGTTTTTTTAGATTTTTGGATAAATATACTTTAGAAAACGCAATTGGTATTTCTGATAAAAATATTATTGAAGAAGAATCAATTGATGACGAGTTACCAGAAGAATTATTTGATTAACACAAATCTGTATATTTATCTCGAATACAGATTTCTTTTTTGAAAATATTTAATAGAGAAATTTTTTCATTTGTATTTATGTTATTATCCAAAAGATACTTTAACAATTTATACATTGTCTGATATTTTTGTAGTTTGATTAAATCTATTATATATTGATTATTTTCTTCTTCGATTTTGATTTCTCTATGAAGTTTTCTTTCGTCATCAGTCATTTCCAAATCATATTCACTTCCATATTCTTTATCAAAAAGAATTGTTTTATATAAAAACCTATTATTCATATTGAATCCATATACACAGGACAATGAAATAATAAATAATATCTTAAACAACATTATTTATTATTAATGATTAAATATTTATATTGTTATCATTAATGAATAACAACATTTGAACCCATATGCTCAACCACTGTCAGTTCTGGAAGTTCTTCTTTATAAATAAAATTAAATTTATACGTCAACATTTGACGTTTTTTCTTTTCATACCAATTATTTTTATCTTCTTGACTAACACGAATCCCGTGATGCCTTTCAAATTGTTCGGGATTATTGTAAAATAATACAATTGGTTCTCGTGCTTTTTTATTTTCACCCGTACACACAACTACTTTATAATATAAATCTTCATCAAAAGAACCAACTTTGTGAAAAATATTCTTTTTTGTAGTTGTTGGTTTAAAATTGTTTCCAATCAATACATATTGATTCGCTCTTTCAGAATAACCATAAATATATTCAGTTCCAAATTGTGCATTCTTTATAACATTTCCTTGTTGTCCAGAAGTATAACATTTTATTTTATAATGAATCGTCTTCTCATTGTCTGTATCATATTTATGTCTTGACAAAAAATGTATATTTTTATTGTCAATAAGAATATCCTTTACTTTTCTTGTTTCTTGATCCTTTACAGAAGATGTTTCTGAGTAATAATCATCACCAATAAAATATTCAGCCATTTGATTTCTTATTATAATCTTGTATATATTATAGTTTTAAATTATTTTCTAATACACATATTCTATTTTTTAACTCGATATTATCTTTCATTAAAATATTTATTAATTGTTTATGTTCTAGGATTATTTTCTCTACTTGTTTATTTATAATATTTATTTGTTGAACATTTTGAATAAGTTGTTGTTGGATTAATTGATTTTTTTTATCAGTAATTTCTTTGATTTGATTTAATACTTCTGGTTTATTCTCTACTTTTCCAAAATCATAATTGGATAAAATATTATCTATATCTTTCATAAAAAAATCTTTAATCGATTGGTCTTGAATAAAATCATCTATAGTTTTATCAGATATTTTCATAAATTTATTCTCTTGTTGATTTAATAACTCTTTTTTATCAAACGTATTATGGATATGAGAAAATACTAATATTGTTTTTAACGAGTCTAATTGTATCATTGGAATCGTATAATTTTTTAAAAAATGTTTTTCTTCAGCTAAAGCAGCATTATCTTCAAATGAGGTTTGGGTTAATAATTCTCTACGAAAAGCAAATGTTGCTGCTGTTGCATGATTTTGACCATATGGACCGAATTGATACATTTTATTTATGTGTTTAAAATAAATATACATTTCACTAGATCCAGCAATCATATAAGAAGGATTATTTTTTAATGTGTCTACCGCATGTTGAACTCGTTCTGGAGGATAATAATCATCATCATCCATATATATTATATATTGCCCCAATGCTTTTTCATGCATCAAATTCCTCTTTTTACCCAAAGTCATTCTTGTATCATATTTAAAATACTTTACTTGAGGTATATCTTTTACCAAATCTTCAATCTTATCTGTTCCATCATCTATAATAATCCATTCCATTTTATTTTTTGGATATGTCTGAGAAAGAAAACAGTTAATAATCATATTGTAAAACGGACGACGATTAAAAGTAGGAGTACAAATACTTACTTCTGGATTTATTTTTTTATTTTTATTTTTATTTTTTAACATTTATTAATATCAATCATTTATTTAAATTTATTTAAATTTATTATTATTATTTTTTAAAAAGATAATTTTTTATTACACTAATCGCAATACCACCAATAGAATAGGAACCATAGTTATACGAGTCTAATAAAGTTGTACTGTCGCCAAACTCAGCACTACAATTATATGTGATTCTATTTGATTTTGAATATTTTTCATACTTTTCTTTTGTAATTTCAATCATATCATTATTTTTTAATGCTTCTTCTTTAAAAGAATTAATTGCATAAGAAGATAAAAATCCATTTTTTTTACTATCTTGATGTATTAATGTATTATTAAAATAACTAAAAATTAGTAATATTATTAAAAAAAGAAAAATAGATCCTAATGAACCACCGCCTAACGAAACTACTTTACAAGTAAATAAATCATATATAAAAACTAACAATAATAGCAATAAAATATATGATTGTTTATATTTTAATCCTCGAATACAACTAATAAAAGAATATTTTTTCGACGGTTCATTTATAATTTTTGCTTTGAAAAATAAAGGTAATATTAAAATAAAAATCATAATGAAAATAGAAATACTTTGAACAGTAATACATAATCCTGGTAATAATAACGGCATTTGAACTATTAGTAATATAATAATTATAATGGCACCAATATATATAAATATTTTCATTATATAAAACGCCATATCAACTTTATCAGCCGCTTTTGAATAAGATTTTGCAATATAAATAATATATGATACTACAATATAAATATAATATAGAGTAAAACAAGAAATAAATAAATAAGATACAATTTTAAAAATATTATAAATTAAACTAAAAAATGTAGGCAGTGGTAGTGCTAACAGTAATAATGAAGGTAAAAACAATAATAAAATTTCAAAAAAAGAATAAGGAATACATAACCAATATGTAAAAATATTAATAATAAAACCAAATACAAGATCATATAATACAATAGCCAATACAAGTAATCTACGAAATGTATCTAATGGAAAATTTATAAATATCATATACAAAATACTTGATACATAAGTAAGTATATTTGGATCATCGTTATTTTTAGCCTTATTCCAATCTGTTATAACTTGGTCACTTAATGATGGTACTGGTTCCATTTTAATATATTGAATCCAATTTTGCATTTGTAACCATTTATTTATCATTGCATATGAAGATGACAACATTTCTACAACATTGTCGTCATAAGTAAATTTTATTAATTTTCCATATGTTATTTTACATACAGAGTTACCACCTTCTGGATTATCACCTTCTGGATTATCACCTTCTGGATTACCACCTTTTGGATTATCACCTTCTAGATTACCATATTCTGGATTACCATCGACTGATTTAATTTCTTCTGGATTAACATCTTCTGTTTGATCAGACGAAAATTTAAATGTATCTTTGATACATTGTTGTAAACTAACGTAAAATGAAATATCATCTGTTATTATTGTATTATCATCATCTGGTGTAGGTATAGCTTCAACCGCATCACCTATATTATTACGGTTATAAGACTTATTCCCATTACTTATGAATGGTTTATTAAATGGCGAACAATAACCACTTGTTGTAAAATTAAGCACGCCACTTAAAATTCCAGATCGTCCTATTTTTAAACTATAAATTAAAGGAACCCCTATGAATATAATTCCGCAAATAATTTGTAATACGTGATAAGTATATACTTCGTAAAATGATATTACTTGTTCAGATGCTTGTTTTTTTTTTGAATCAACTAAATCACTATCATTTGCTTCATCTTGCATTATAATTTTAAAGAATATATTATAATTATATATTTTCCTTTTGAAGTATAAAATATTATAATTATATATGAATTATAAAAATGCAGAAAATATAATATTAGTGCTTTTATTTTTATTGATTTTATTGAATTCTTATTCTCTAAAAGAAGGATATGGTAATTATAGTGATACAGTTGATTTACCAATTAATACTAAATATTCTTGTAAAAATATGTGTGGTCCTCAAGCCATATGTAGTTTAACTGGTGAACAATGTACTTCTGATATAGATTGTTACGGATGCCAACCTAAAAAACAAAATAAAAATAAAAAATCTAAAGACGTAAATCCTTACGATGATGCTGGAAAATTAACGGATAATATGACACCTAATTATTCGGTCTTAACAAATGATATTGGCACACAAGCATATTATTTTAAGGATAAGATAAATAGTCCGGCATTATATTACAATAAAGGAATTAATACATGGAGAGAAACGTTTGATGCAGAACAATATTTATATAATAAAAGATATAATCCTTCGATTTATTTTACTCAATTTATACCTAGTTATAAAGCAACACCTACTTTATCCGGAGAATTTATGGTAGTTGGTCCTCTAGCATCCAACGCAACTTTATAATATATTATTATTATATGAGTTGGGCATCCATGTCTTCTTCTCGGCATCGTCGTTCTTCACCACCTCCTTTACCCAAAATAAATATAGCTGAACAAGAATTAAATAAACAAGATATTGCTGAAATAACACATTTTCTTAAATCATCGCCCTATTTTAAAAAAGACTATGAACAAAAAGTAGGTAAGCAATCGTGGATGAATCCTTTAAGAAATTTATTAGAAACAAACAAATTAAATGATACAACAAAGATGAAATTGTTTAATATAATTGACCCAGAAACAACAAGAGAAATGAAGAGCCAACTTGATACTTATAAAAAAGTAAAAACAATTGCTGAATCGAGTATCAATCCATTTAAACACGATAGAGAAATGGAAGAAGAATATACACGTTTTAAAGGAGATAACCCATTTGGAGGAAAACGAAAAACACGAAGAAATAAAAGGAAATCATTAAGAAAAAGATATTAACATAATATATGATTTCATTTGAAAAAACATTAATTAATATTAAAAAAATACCAGATGTTCCATTATATGCAAATGTTATTTGTATCATAAATAGAGAAGCAGATCCAGATAAAATAAATATTCCACAATTAGTAGGATATTTAAATGAAATAAATATTCCTTCACAAGATAATTATAATGAGGTTATACATACATTGCGTTCAGTAATTTTAGGCAATCAAGCACGAATGTGTAGATTTTTAGGAGGAATAGAGAAAAAAGATTTCAACACAGATAATTTTATTTTATTAAGTTATATTAATTTTGAAAATAAAAATTATATTAATGGATTCATCAAAGTAAAGAATTGTCCTATGTATCATAATATCATAAAAACAAATTATATTTGCACTGATTTATATTTTAATGGTATAGGAAAATCATTATTGACGTTGTTAAAAAGTATCATTATTAAATTAAGAATACCAAAGTTAAGAATTCAATCTGTGAATAGACCTACTACTTTAAATTTTTATACAACTCAAAATTTATATCCGATCAGAGACCAAACAGAAACAAAGTATACGTGGATGGAATGGGATTATACTACGAAAACAGAAAAAGATGATGGATATTTACATAAAATGAAATATCCTTTTCCAATAGTTCTAGATAAAGAAAAATATATGAAAAATCGTAAGGATGTGGATGATGCCATACTTATTCCTTATCGTGTTAATCCCAATGCACGATCGAGATCGAGTAGTTCAAGAAGAAGTAATAGTGTTTTTCGTGATGTAGAATCACTATAGAAATAATATTTTGTAAATTATAAATAAATACGTCGAGATAAGAAACTTATTAACAAAAAATAATTATATTTAATAATATAATATAATTATTAACTTGCATATAATAATCCACAATTTCCACCAATAAAATTAACCACATTATATCTTTCTTCGAAAAGAACCATATTATAATAATAATCATATATTCTCCAAGTAGGTTTATTAATACCAACAACATTTCCAGATTGTGGATCACAAATCACCAAACTTTGTGCATTTGGATCGATTGGTGGTGTGATAGTAACTGTTTCTAATTCAATATTAGTAAATCGACTCATATTCATTGCTCCGCTTGGTTGTAAATCTAGGTTAGACGAATTCATACAAAAATTATACACATATAATCCATCTTTTCCCGAACCCGTTGTTCTAGTATATTTCTCTATATAATTATAAATACCAGCGGGTTGTTGATTTTCTCTATAAATACCATCTAACAATATCCCCATTGTAACTAATATGTTTTTTGTATTTTCAAAATTATAATTTCCAGTAATCATCCAACCAGTTAAAAACCCATCTGCGTTGACACCCGGACCGATTTCTACAACTGTATTACTTCGTTCAACAGGAAAGGATCCATTTGTAGGTGCTTGTATTAAATCTTGAGGTAAATAGTTATATGGCCAATTCGTATAATTACTCCATTCGTTTCTTAAATTTACATCACTTCTTTGAAAATAAAACATCCAATCTATAATCATTCCAATCGAATCAATAGAAATACGATTGGAACCTGTAATATTATAATATATATCTTCTCTTACTTGTTTGAATAAATATTTTTGTTCTTGTAAGGCAAATATTCGTGATTCTTCATTAGAAAGAAATGCATATGTACAATTTAAATGAATATCAGCATTCCAAAGAGTTCGAATATCTGTATATGACAAAACACCCAAATCAATATCAGGTGGTGTTTGTAGAAAACGATACATTTGCATATAATATAAATTAAAGTTGGGGGCTACATAAGGAAAGTTATTTACAGTATCATAAACATCTCGAATTTGAAATAATTCTTGAATAGGTCTCATTGTAATATTAATATGTAATTCATTATATTGTAGAGAAATAAGAGGGAATGCCATTTGGGTTTTTAAATTAAACCATGCATTTAAAGGTATATATAATATGTTTGCACGTATACTTGGTTCTGCACCAACTGTATTTGTTGTATAATAAGAATTAGGATAAGAATTTACTCTAGTACCTGAATTTGCTGGATCATAAATTTCTGGAACGTGTCCAATCATTTTAAAAAATAATTCTTTTTTTTCTGTAGAGAAATCTCTTAAAACAGAATTTAATATGTATGCTCCCGAAAATTCTTGTATGGTTTGATTTCCACAAGTAATGGTTACTTTGGAAATCATTTGAGCACCTAAATATTCAATCCATTTAAACTCATACGGAACCCATTGATTTCCATTTTCTTCGGTTGGTGGAACAATAATACTCCAAATATTAGGTAGTTCAACAGATAAATAACAATCCATTAATAAATCAGCATATCTTGGAATTTTAAATGTAAAATTGGATTCTTCAGTTAATCTTAATGTTTTAGATCCATCAAAATCTACTCTAAACTTTTGTAAGCCGAAATTGGTATATTTAGAATAGGTCGATTTGAAAAAAGTTTTAGATGGATTACCATTTAAAATAATATTTTGTTGTCCTTCACTTACTAATTGCATTAACCCCCCGGGCATATCTAATATATAATATACTTTTTATTTAACTTTATTGTGAATAAAAGAATAAAATAATCAATTATATTAATAATATGGATAAAATATGGATAATCACAATTATAATTATAGTTATTATTTTATTTATATGTTTTGGTATAAACTCACCAAATAAAGAATCATTTAGTTTATTTTCATCTAGCACTGCAACAAAAGAACCAAACAGAAAAATAAGTTCAATGACATTAAATAATACATCGACTGATGATGATTCTCAAGAATCTACTACTCAAGGATCATCTGACGACGATCCAAGTGGAACGGGAATTACTGGAACATATGCAATGAGAGATTATTATATTTTTTCATCATATAATTCGTGTAATAATAACACTACGACATCAAATAATAAAGTAGATACTCAATCATTAAAAAATGTAATTTCTCAAGGTGTAAGATTATTGGATTTTGAATTATATTCATTAAATAATGATCCTATTGTTGCTACGTCAAGTATACCTAATAATTATTTTATAAAAGAATCGAATAGTTCTGTTCCATTTAGAAATGTATTTGATACGATTATAAACACTGCTTTTAATATATCTACAGCACCTAATCCTACAGACCCATTATTTATCCATTTAAGAATACAAAGTACGAATCAAAAAATGTTTTCTAATTTGGCGTTAATATTTAAAAACTATGAGAATAGTGGTTATATATTAGGACCACAGTATAGTTTTGAATATCAAGAATGTAAAGATAGTACCAATAATGATTTAAAATGTTCAATAAGAAATATTACTTCTCTACCATTAAATAAGTTTAAGAGCAAAATTATTCTAATTATAGATAAACAAAATACAAATGTATTAGATAATAAAGATTTAATGGAATTTTGTAATTTAATGTCGAATTCAATTAATTGTAGATTAATAACAAACTATGAAATGAAAAATTCTCCAGACCAAAATGAATTAATAGAATTTAATAAAAGAAGTATGTGTATTGTTACACCTGATATAGGAGCAAAACCAGATAATCCAAATATTTCAACGGCAAATTTATTAGGGATTCAATTTACAGCAATTAATTTTTCAAATGAAGATAGTTTATATACAAAAACAATAAATTTATTTAATGATAATGGAAGCGCATTTATATTAAAACCTGAAAATTTACGTTATGTACCATTATATGTTCCAATTCCAAATGATCCACCACCTGGATATTCATTTGCACCTAGAGACTTGGAAGGTAGATATTTTAATTTCCAAATATAATTGTAATAAAATATATTTTTATTATATGGAATCGTTCAAATGTGAAAAAGGTGTTGCATTAGAAGATTGTGAATTAGCTATAATACGTATGGCAGTAGACAAGGCAGAAGAAATAGAAGGAAAAGCAATTGTGAATTCACCAGAAGTAAAAGTAATTATTACTATTGTAGAAGATTTTTTAAAAAAGAAAAAATTAATTGCTTATGGTGGAACAGCTATTAATTCAATTCTTCCGATAGAAGATCAATTCTATAATAAAAATACAGAAATACCAGATTATGATTTTTTTTCTCCTAATGCTTACCAAGATGCAAAAGATTTAGCTGATATTTATTTTAACAAGGGATTTCAAGAAGTAGAGGCAAAAAATGGAGTACACGAAGGAACATATAAAGTTTTTGTAAATTTTATACCAGTAGCTGATATAACTTTTTTAAATAAAAGTATATTTCAAGCATTAAAAAAAGATGCGATTTGTAAAGAAGGTATATTATATGCCCCGCCTAATTTTTTAAGAATGTCCATGTATTTAGAATTATCAAGACCCGCTGGGGATGTGAGTAGATGGGAAAAAGTGTTGAAAAGAATCACTTTATTAAATAAAAATTTTCCATTGAATGCAAAAAATTGTTGGAAGATTGATTTTCAAAGAAAAATGGAAAGTAAAGAAAAGATAAATATGATTTACAATACAATTAGGGATACATTTATAAAAGAAAAAGTTGTATTTTTTGGTGGATATGCCATTTCTCTATATTCTAAATATATGCCTAGTAAATTGAAACATAAGTTTAAAAAATATCCAGATTTCGATGTATTATCAATAGAGCCTTTAAAAACAGCTGAAGCGATAAAAAAATCATTAAATGATATTGGTATTCAAAATGTTTCTATTGTAAAAAGAGAAAAAATAGGTGAGATTATTTCTCTACATTATGAGATAAAAGTAGAGAAAGATACAGTTGCTTTTATTTATGAACCATTGGCGTGTCATAGTTATAATATAATTAAAATAAATAACCAGTCTATTAAGATTGCAACAATCGATACAATGTTGAGTTTTTATTTAGCGTTTTTATATTCTAATAAAGATTATTATGATATAGATAGAATATTATGTATGTCTCAATATTTGTTCAAAGTCCAACAACATAATCGTCTTGAACAAAAAGGATTATTAAAAAGATTTAGTATTGATTGTTATGGTCATCAAGAAACATTAGAAGAAATAAGAGCCAAAAAAAATAAATTATTTTTATCTTTAAAGAATAAAAAAAATACAAAAGAATATGAAAAACATTTTATGAGATATCGACCTATTGAACAAAAAATAATATCTAAACCTCATAAATCTTTTTCTAATAACACAAAAAGCTTACATAATAAAACAAAAAATACAGAAAGTAAACCAAGACTTACAAGAAAAAGAGGAAGAGGTGGATTGTTTATTTAACACTTTTTATTTTTATTTTTTTATATCAGAAATATATGTCAATACATATTATTGTTGCAAGGTATAATGAAAATATAGAATGGACTAAAAAATTTTCGAATGTGACTATTTATAATAAAGGTGAACCATTAAATAATGGATATAATGAAATATTATTAAATAATGTTGGTAGAGAACAACATACTTTTTTTAAATATATTTATGATAATTATGATAATCTAGAAAATTATAGTATTTTTTTACAAGGAGACCCATTTCATCATTTATCAAACACAATAGATAAATTAAATGAAATAATAAATGATAAAGAATATGATAAAGATTTTGAGATATTATCTCATAATATTTTTGATTGTAATTTATCGGGGTGTAAATATCATTGTGGAATACCTTTAATAGAAATATATGAAAAACTGTTTAATGAAAGAAAAGAAAATATGGAATTTAAATTTGGTGCTGGAGGTCAATTTATCGTTTCTAAGAAAAATATTTTAAAACATCCTAAAGATTTTTATTTAAAAATTGTTGAATTTTTACAGAATGATATAAGTCCAATTGAAGGATATGTTATTGAACGTTTTCATAAAGTTATTTTTGATTAAATAATTATTCAGAGTATTGAATTTCACCTTCTCTTTCATTTACGTGGATAAATAATGACAATACATAATAAGCGATTCCAAATAGTATACTCATAAATAAATTTCCATAAATATTAATATTTCCATCTTTAAAGAATAAAATAGGAATATATGTTATTAATAATTTTTTAATGTAAGGAAGTTGTAATAAAAAATAAAAAATAGATAATAAAACTGCCATTTGTATTTCATTGTAAGTATTTTCAAATAAATATAAATAATTTTTTGCTTTGTGTAAATTTTCTCTAAAGTTATTTTCTTCGATATCTTCTTCCTCAACAAAATTTGTATTATTTGGAGGAGGAATATATTCTTGTTGAACTTGGTTATCTAATTGTTGAGTTTTATGAGTTGGAATATCTCTAGATTGTAATTGTGTTGCCCCTGTTACACTTGCTTGTTGAATACCCGATACAATTTGATTGATTGTTGTTTGATCTAAAGTTACGCCTGAATTTACTGGATTTAATTTGGTATCTTGACCCGCAATATTATCTGTAACACTAAATTGAATATTTTGATTCGTTGATGGTAAATCAAAGATATTGGTCGTTCCAGAAGCCATTTATATTTATAAATGAATTATAAATATAATTATGACGAATTCGAAGTTATTAACACATCCTTTTTAGTATTATTACATTTTGTTGAAACTAAATTATATTTGTAACATTTACCATCTTGTTTATATATTTTATTCTCTACTTCGTTTAAATCTGGAGCATTAAATATAATACACTCATTATCTTTACAAACTTCTCTAAAAATAGTAGCTAATCCTAATCCCAATAAAATAGATACAACATATTTTCCAGTATTTGATTTTACAAATTTGGATATATTTATCGTCATATAAATTAAAGTATAAAATATTTTATATATAAAATAAAAATATAATATATGAGTCTAACAATATCTATAGATGGAATTGAATTTACTTTACTTCGAAAGACAAATTATGATGATAGATATAAAGAAGTAGTAAATGTAGAGAGTATTATTGTTGAGGATGATGATGAAATACAAAAATATAATTTTTGGGTATATAGGTCTAATAGTGAATTAGGGTTATGGAGATTATGTATTAATTTGCGTGGAAAATTTCATAAAGGCCCCGATTATATTCAATCTACACTTATTCATATAGAATTACAACATTTTATAAATGATAATATTGATTTGATACCATTTGTTTATAATAATGGAAAGATAAAATTATGTTCTTATAAAAGCTTAATAACAGATGTTATTGATGACAAAGAAGAACGAGAAATACACGAAGAACCTTTTTTAACATTAGATAACTTAGATAGGAAAACAAGTAGCCCAAGAATTGGTTGTGGTCATATTCCATCAGGATATACAGATAGAGAAATTAATAAATTTTTACATGTTTTTTCTGAAGAATTTGGAGAATTATTTACAATAAAAAATGTAGAAAAGATTATTAGTAATTATGATTTTGTATTTGAGGAATCATTATTTATAAGAGGGATTGTTTTTTGTGTTCATTTAACACGTAAACGCAAACTAAAAAGAAGCAGAACGAATAATATTAAATTATATTTTATGGCTGCTAAATTAGAAAATATAGATACTATGAACACAAATTATGAATCAGCAAAACAACACATATGTGATAAAACAATTCATGTATTTCCATTTTTATTAATTCCTTCTGATTCAGGAGCCAATCAATACGCTTGTTACACTAGTTATATTCCTTGTGGAATATATATTTGTAAATTATTTGATTATCATACTCTCTCTACTCATTATCAATGTACATTAGAAGAAATCGAATCTAAGAAATGTAATGATTATTATTCTTATATTGGTGAAAGATATGATCATCTATTTCCATTTGAAGAAGCATTAATAACTTATAGAAATAGTTGTATTCAACCAATAAGGGTTACATCGCCAAGGGCATCGCCAAGGGCATCGCCAAG